GAAAATGGCGTAAATGCTAGATTTCTAGAAGTAGTCAAAAGTGATAAAATGTGACAAAATGTACATCGTTTGACCACTATTTGACCATTACTTGACTACTACATTTGACCACTATAATGTCAAATATATGGGAACCTTTCTTAACTGATTGGTTCCCTTTTTATTGTATTTTTTCTAAGTCTTCTCTAAGCCACTCTACATCTCTTTCGGTGTAAGTGGATTCGGTTATATCTTGGATATTATGTCCAACCATCTCCTTTAAAGCATATTCGTCTACGTTTGCTTTCTTACATCGAGTGATAAATGTTTTTCTTGGATCGTGAGGTCTATGCTCAGGATTCAATTTCAATTGCTGTATCACCTTCGTAAAGCGGTTCTTATATTTGTCGTATGTAACAGCATAAGAACCGGCATGTGTTTGTCCTTTATCATTGAATAGATAAGGGCTTCCTAATTCTATTGCTTTGTCATAATTCATTTTCACAAGCCCTTTTATTTTTGCGTGGATGGGGACGATACGTTGTTTGCCAGCATTCGTCTTCATTCCGGCTTTCATATACCATTCATTCATATTCACTTCATCAAGACGTAAGGTAGCGAGTTCCTGTGGTCGCCACCCCATATACATCTGAATAATCACCCAATCAGCATATTTTACAACTCCTATATTTTTCCACAATTTATCAATTTCATCTTCGCTGAAAATAATATGTGGTTTCTTAGAGTTTTCGATATCCTCAACTATGTCGTCAGATAAGTTGAACGTCCGGGCATAATTCTTATCTACAATCTCATATTCTTCAGCGTAATCAAGCAATAGATTGAACGTAGATTTAATTCTCGATTTAATCCCTGGGGATGGGTAAATCTTTTTGTCTTTTTCCTTACCTTTTGTTCCTATTCGATATCCTTCCTCGATGCATCCTTTTATGTGCCGGGCTCTAACGTCTTTTGCTCTCATGTCATATATGGACGAGCAATATGACCATGCTGCTGTAACAGATCGAGTAGCGGACGGTGATATGTCAGAAAAATATTCTTTGCTCCATTTCATATACAACTCTTTCACTGTTAAATCATTATTCAAGTCATAAGGATTTCGTCTGTACTCCATCAATGCTTCGTATGCCTCGTTGTATGTTGGGAAATAGCAAGTTGGCTTTAACTGTTTCAAAATAGGTTTGCCATCTGGTGTCTTTCCAACTGTAACTCTGGCTCTAAAACGATTTCTCAATGGTTTGTTTTTAATCTCAGTAATACTTCCAAAGCCATTAGGCAATCGTCGTCGCTTAGTTGTCCTTGGACGAACCTGCGTTTGTTTTGAGAGCGGATAACCACAATGCGGACAAGTTAGTGCTTTATCGCTGACCTGTAATTCACATTCTGGACATTTTGTGAGCATAAGCATCACTCCTTTCTATTTTTGTGCGAACTATATTACTACGTTTTTTTATTTTGTCAACCGTTTGGGCAAACTACATCATGGGAATTCGATCAATTATCGTCTTACTTATTATGTAACAAATTTTTTGGGAAGGAGCATGATGAAAATGCCAAAAGGAAAATGTGAAGGCGGTTGTAAGAATTTGAAGCACTATGATTGGAGGTTGAGAAAAGTATACGACAAGGGTCGAGTCGCAGTACCAATTAAGGTTGAAAGACTCAAATGTAAAGATTGTGGACACATGACATTGAGATATCCGGATGATGTTTTATCGTACAAACAATATGATAAGGACATTTACGAAGGGGTCGTCGAAGGATTTATTACGCCGGATACGTACGGATTTGAAGAATACCCATCCGAGAGAACAATGCAACGTTGGCTTAAAGAGCATAAAGATGACGATATGGATAATTCTTCCAAATAAAATCAAAAACAATATACAATATTTATATTCGTATGCTATAATATATCTATAATTTTATGGGGAGGTGAAAAAACAATGCAGATGTGTCCATTTTGCGACCGGGTGTACGACGAATCAGAATACAGTCGTTGTCCTTATTGCTCTGGCGAGTTAAGAAGACGACCAAGATTACAGTTTCGTTATGTATTAGAATGGAGTGTAGAAATGCACTAATCGTAGCGCCGATCATTTACAAGCCTGTTGATAGAAATGTCAGCAGGCTTTTTTATTTTATTCGTATATTTCTTTGAATTACCCCTCCCTATATAACAACCAAATCCACCTAAGTTGTCGTGACGAATCATAGCGATTGATGTATATTCGTGTCACAAGGAGGTGAAAAGATGCAAGATATAGTATTTGGTCCCGGTTCAGTTCCGGTAGCAGTAGCTGCTAGAGTATACGGTAAGGATGCAAACTGGATTAGAGCGGGTATTGTGACTGGATATCTGGACATAGGGACCGCTACTAGGAGGGGTAAAGTAATAACGTCCATAGAACAAATGAATAGTAAGTACGGACGGATCAATTATTATATATCTCCTAAGAAATTGTATGCTGAAACTGGTTATATTTGGAAAGGAGTAACGCGATGAAATCTGAATTATCAAAGAGAAATCCATATTGGATTGAAAAACACCGGTATTACGAATTACGTCATTTTTGTTTGCAATATCCTATTTGGAAAAGTTCATACAATTCTTTGTATGGTTTATCAAAACATATACATATAAGCGATGTTACTAATTCGTCAAAAACAAAAAATATTCCAGATCCAACGGCAACGATTGCAGGAAAAAGGATGTTTTATTCAGACCGGATGAAGATGATTACGGAAACGGCAAAGAACACAGATGAGTCATTGGCAAAATATCTTGTGTGTGGTGTGACGGAAGGATTATCATACGATACGCTTCGAGCTCGCCACAATATTCCATGTTGTAGAGATACATATTATGACATGTATCGAAAGTTTTTTTGGCTGCTTAGCAATGTACGAGATTAAAATTCTAATCTAGATTAGAATTCGCGTAGAAAACAGATTGTTTTATGGAACTATAATTTATATTTTTAAGGAGGAACAATATTATGGAGATGAAGAGTTTAGGAACTTGTTATTTGTACGAGGTTACAAAAACAGGAATGACGAAATGCTTCGGAGAGGTTTTTCATCAGGATGCGATTACCAAAGAAGATGGACACACCATACCTGGGACGACCGCATTTCGACCTCAGCAGGGAGGATCGGTTATTGTGGCGTCCGAGGAAGGATGCATTCTTGATGGTACGATCTGGTATTATGACGATGAACCGGAAGAAGCGCTTAAGAAGCTGTATAAAGCAGAACGTGCAAAATTAGCAAGACTCAACAATGATGTCTATCGACAGGAAATGATTGTGCTTAATCTTAAAGCAAAATTATAGAAGGATCGAGCCCCTAACAAGGGCTCTTTCTTTTTTTACGCGAAAATTACATTTCCTATTATGAAAACAAAGACAACATATCATAAAAAGGAAAGGATGATTATTATGTTAAAACTATTTGTAATAGTAGCATTTATTATTGCAGGAATTTGGTTTGTTGAATGTGTTGATTAAGGAGGAAGTCCTACATGGGCTTCTTTCTTTTGTTTTCGCATAAATATCATCCTATTCTATGGGAGGTGAGAACAGTGAAAAACATACTGACGATTATCATGAGTATAGTATTGGTTCTTATGCTGGTGATTGATATATTTTTCTATCAAAGACCAGAAGGAAGAATGTTTATGCTTATACTCGCAACAATTGGAGGTGTATGCAGCATCATTATGTTCGAACAAGACGAAGCAGAGTCCTAACATGGACTCTTCTTTTTCGCGAAAATTACAAGGTGTATTATGAGAGAATAGACACTCGAAAGGGCAGTGAAGTTTGAGGATCCAAGCATCATTGGAAACTAATCGGGAAGGAGATAATAGTGAAAACTATGCACGAGGCTAGATCGAAAGATGAACTATATCGAAAGATATACCATGAGCCTGAGGGAAATATCGGCGTCCTTCGAGTGGAATTGATGTATTCTTTTCTTTTTCGCGAAAATTACATTTCCTATTATGAAAACAATTCATAAAAAGGAGTGATTTATATGATGAATTTATATAATTATTTAGCAGTTATGATTACAGAGCGTATGACTGGATTGGATCATACTTGTCTCAAGATTTGGGATTTTTATACATATGTGTATACATTATCTACAGTTGAGAAAGCTATGAACATTACAATCATAGGTTTGGTATTAATTACTGTATGCGTTATAGCAATTATCGTATTAAACAAATTTGAGAAGAAATTGAAGAGGGAGGAAGCCTAACATGAGCTTCTTCTCTTTTTATTTTTAATCTAGATTAGAATTTTATATTTTACAACACAGACAAACCCATAATAAATGATATTTTGATATTGGAAAAATTCCCGGGTGGGGTTTTCATAAAAACAAAATGGAAGGAGGAAAACAAATGGTTGCATTAGCGATTACTTTGGTGATTACCAACATTCTTTGGCTTTTATATTTTCAGTGGTGGCGGAAGAAGAAAACATTGGGATCTATCATTATTACGGACGAAGACTCTTTGTACGTAGAATTGGAAGATCACGAGTCTATGGATAAGATTCATAAGAGTAAAGATGTTATTTTTTCAGTGCATATGGAATCGCGTAAATAACGTGGGCTATTATGAATAAAATTTAAGGAGGTATAAAGCAATGGACAAAATTAAGGAAGCATTGTGGAATGACTACGAGGAGAAGAAGGGATTATTGAATGACATGGAACCAGGCTCAGACGAGTATAAGGTTGTTGCATCAGAAGTCGATAATATCCGGAAAGAGCTTATTGATGTCAATAAGACTGTAGCTGAGAACGAATTTAAGGTTACTCAGGCGGCAGACGATTCGAAGAAAGAGAAGACTCGGAACCGGATTTCTATCGGAACTTTTATTACATCAACCGCATTATCGTTGTATGCCATTGGAAAGACATTCAAATTTGATTCGTCATCGACAGTCACATCCACATTGGGTCGGAATATTTTGAATGCGTTTATTCCAAAGAAGAGATAATTATTCAAAACGGGACGCTGAGGAAACTTGGCGTCTTAGTTTTTCGCGAAATAAACATCGACTATTATGAAAGGATGATATATAATTATTTATATTATTGTCCTTATCTTAACGGAAAGGGCTTGCTTTAAGGAGGCAGGTAAATGGAAGATAACATGAAAGAATTTGTTGCATTCAGTAGAAAATTACTGAGAAGTTTGAAAGAACTTCGTGAACTTCTGGCTAAGGACGATAAGGAATTAGCTTTGAAGAAACTCGATGAGTTGATTGACGATACTCAGAAGGATATTGAAGCATAATATCAAGTTATCAGAAATGGCCTGTGGTTGAAAAATCGCAGGCTCTTTCTTTTTTATATATTTTATTATGAGATATCATTACGAAAAACCAAAATTATACAATTCAATATATGGACAGATATACGAATGTAATCACCCAGTCTATAGCAGGTGCACATTATATTTGATAGGTAATAAGGGCTTAGCTGTGATTCAGCAGCGATATAACCCGGAGAATAAAACAACTTGGTGGACCGAAATAGACCCGTGGTTGAATAATACTTTATATTTGCATCCGGGATTTAAGAAGTTTTTCGATGAGAGAGCTGGAGAGCCAGTCGAAGAATTGTATCCGACCGTCTCTGTACGGCAAATTATGTGGGCTTTGAAGATGAAACCAATAAAGCGAGAACGATGGGAAACATGTTTTGATCGGCGATATATTTGAATTCGCGTAGAAAACACACAGTTTTATGGAGGTGATATTTATGGCAATAACAGAAATTTTAAGTAAGTATTCTAAGAGATTTGATGATTCTTGTATTTCTTGGGCAAGAGATCCAGAATTGAACATTTATTTCCTAAAGTACATACAAGATTATGCCAATGATTTACTACAGCGTAGCGGATATCTATTTCTAAATAGAGTATTTGAATTATTAGGAATAGCACCAACTAAAGCTGGACAAATCGTTGGATGGATTTATGCTCCAGGAAAAATGATCGATTTTGGAATTTCAAAAGAAGACGGAACATCAAACTATATGCTTAATTTTAATGTTGATGGCGAAATATTAGACAAAACTGATATGGAAGATTATTAGGAATGCAAAGGCTCAGTGTAGAAATACATTGGGTCTTTTCTTTTTCGCGTAAAAAACATATCCCTTTATGAAAATAAACTACATTACATAAACGGAGGTATGTGTTATGAATATTAAGAAAAAAGAAGCAAAGAAGATGATTAAATTGTTGGACGATAAGGCAAGATATGCATTGCAAAATATGATGTTTGCAATTGAGCATAAACTGCCTATTGAATCGCAGTTTAGAGGAGAGGCTAAAGCTTATTTAGACTTAAGAGACGAATTAATGCGAGGTTTGAAGAAGTAGTTATTTGGGAGTAGATTCGACAGAGTCTATTCCTTTTCTTTTTCGCGAAAATTACATACTGTATTATGAGGAAATCAAAGAAAGGAAGGTATATTTATATGATACTTACAACATTATTAATTATTGCAGCTTTAATAACAATAGTGGTTTTAGCATTTGCGGTATTAGCCGGGGGTGCAGGATTCTTATTGGTGTTTGGAGATGTAATTGTATTTGTATTGGTGGTTGTAGGAATTATTAAATCCTTAACCAAGAAAAAGAAATCCAAGAAATAGGAGAGCTACGGCTCTCTTATTTTTCGCGAAAATTGCTTTCCCTATTATGACAATATTAACAGTTTTCATAAATGAAAGGAGAAAACATTATGATTAAAGCATTGAAGAAGTACAAAGACGAGGTATTGAAACCAGAAATAGCATGGCTGAAAAGATACTGGATTGGATTTTTAGTGTATCTTGTAATATGTCTTATTGTGGAAATTGTACTAACGATGGTACGTAATAGCAAAGAAGAGAAGCATAATGAAGACAATTATTATGAAGATCGTTATGGCAAAGACGAGGAGTCCTAATGGGCTCTTCTTTTTCGCGAAATTTACAAAGCCTATTATGAAAACATATAGGAAAGGAGACAAAATAATGAATGCAGTTATAGCAATATTGGCTGGCGCATTAATTTATGCGATCCTGAACAAGGTGGATAAGGATAAGAAATAAGAGGGCTTCGGCTCTCTTATTTTTTAATAAGAAAGGAGATGATCTATTGATCAATGCAAAATTATTTCTCAAAAGACACTCTTCAACAATTTTAGCATGTCTTGGATGTGCAGGGGTTATAGTGACTTCTGTAACGGCTGTACGAGCAACCCCAAAGGCTATTAAACTATTAGAAGAAGCCGAAGAAAACAAAGGATCTGAATTAACAACATGGGAAAAAGCCAAGACAACGACGAAAGCATATTTACCGTCGATATTGTTTGGTGTTTCAACCATTGCGTGTATTGCCGGTTCTTCGATTCTTTCATATAACACCCAGAAATCTATGGCAAGTGCATACGCTTTGATAAATCAATCGTATCGAGATTATCGTAGAAAAGCAAAAGATATTTACGGTGAAGATGCAGATAGAAAGATTCTCGATGCAATCATTGCTGAAAAAGCGGAGACTATGTACATAGAAGCTCCTGGTATTTGTGATTGCGCGACCTTATATATCGACGAGAATCACGGAGAGAGACGATTGTTCTATGACGAATATGGCAAGCGATTCTTTGAATCAACGTTGGAACAAGTTATATCAGCGGAGTACCATACGAACCGTAATTTTGTATTGCGCGGATCACAGATGCTAAATGAATTCTATGGGTTCCTGGGTTTGGAACCTACTGATTTTGGCTGGGAAGCTGGATGGTGTGTCATGGATGAGCTTTATTGGATTGATTTCGATCATAGAGAAATTGAAATCGATGGTAAGAAATGTATTGTCATCCAGATGCCGTGGGAACCACGAATAGGGTATGACGATGATAATTGCTATTATTGATTCGCGAAAAAACCATTTGCTATTATGAAAAAATACAAAAGGAGGGTCTTAATATGAATAAGGCAGATTTGAAGTTTTTGAGAAAGGCAGGATTTAACATTGCTTTCGGAGTCATCGTAGGTAAAGAATTAGGCGAGTTCGTTACGCAGGTGGCTTATCGATTTGCAATTAAGATGATGGACAAGAAAATGCCAGAATCAAACAAGACTGAAGAGTAATTTTCAAATAGAGGATTCAATGGAAACATTGGGTCTTCTATTTTTTCAGCACGGAAATACCAGTAATCAATGATATTTTGATAGTAACATTCGCACGAAAAACATTGGCTATTATGGAAAGGAGGTAAGCCATCTATGAAAGAAAAGTTTAATTCAACGACAGTTTTGAGCGCCGTTGTGACTGCGATGGGAGTGATTGGAACATTACTTTCATTTAAGGTTCAGAACGATGATCGGGAACTGTTGAAGGAAGAATTAAAGGAAGAGCTTAGAGAAGAGCTTAGCAACGAAGATAAAGAGGAGTCCTAACATGGGCTCTTCTTTTATATTTGATAGGAGGAATCAAACATGAGTAAAGAATCATTTGCGAGATTTGTGAAAAGTACAAAAAGAGGTCTCGTAAAACACAGTCCGGAAATCTTAACCGGATTAGGAATCGCAGGAATGATATCATCTGTCGTTCTTGCGGCAAAAGCAACGCCCAAGGCGCTTCAGTTGATTGAAGAAGCGAAGGATAAGGCAGACACAGACAAGCTTACAGTACCAGAAACAATCAAGGCAGCATGGAAGCCATATATTCCAGTCGTACTTACATGCAGTGCATCTGTAGCTTGTATTATTGGTGCAAATACAGTAAATGCACGACGCAATGCTGCTCTTGCTACGGCATATGAACTCTCAAGAAATGCTCTGACTGAGTATAAGGAGCGTGTGGTAGAGGAGATTGGCAAGGAAAAAGAACAGAAGATACAGGAAAAGGTTGCTCAGAAAAAGATCAACGAAACACCAAACGCATCTAATGTAATAATTGCAGGTGCAAACAAGGTGTGGTTTCTTGAGCCTGTATCTGGACGATATTTCCAGGCAAATGTAGAAGACGTAAGACGAGTAATCAATGATTTGAATTATCGCCTTACTGGTGGAATGGAAGAGTATGTATCGCTCAGTGAATTCTATGATGAAATCGTGGCTATTGGTGGAGATCTTCCCCACACATGCACCAGCGACGATCTTGGATGGAACCTCAATCGAGATGGGCAAATTGAAATCGATATGCCAGCAGGCAAAATGTCAAATGGCGAACCATGTCTCGTATTGGACTATCATGTAGCACCGCGGTACGATTATTCAAAATTATCGTAATTCGCGAAAAATACAAGCACTATTATGACAGAGTAAAAAATTATATTTAAGGAGGACAAAACTATGTCAAGAAACAATGTTAAGAATGAGGAAGTAAAGGATGTCGAGGTTGTCGACGAGAAGGATGTTGAAGTTGTAGACAACAACGCAACTGATGAAAACTCAAAGGCTGATGCCAAGGAGGAATCAAAGGTTAAGAAGATCTTAAATAAGATCAAGAAACCGGTTTCCTACATTGGTGCGGCAGTTGGCGGATTCGCAGTAGCGATGTTGATCTCAGCAGCAAGACAGGACGAAGATGATCAGGATGGACTGTACTACCTTGAAGGAGACAAAGAGGATGACAGTAGCAAAACAACTGAAGAGTAATTTCTATCGGCCGAAAGGGTGATGCCTATACAAGGCATTTCCCTTTTTTCTTTTTTGGAAGGAGGTTATGCCTATGTATAGATACGTATTTGAAGGGCAGGTTTCAGAATCGAATCATCTCATTACGAATAGATGGAGAGGCGAAACTTGGGCAAATTCAGAAGCCAAAGCCAGGAACAATTTGGCTTATCAATTTAAAAAAGCCAGCAACAGACCATCGATGGCAAAGGTTGTATTACATGGTCCGATTGTAAAGGCAAGTTAAAGGAGGGTAACAGATGAGTTTAGACATTGAATGCAAACCTAACTCGCACAAGGCAAAGCAGGAGGCAGCAACAAAAAAAGGTACTCCGAAAGTAAAAAAGGTAGTGTCAGGAACTGTCAAAACAAAAAAGAAGAAAGGAGTAAGTAAGCTTAAGGAAGCATTGATCGCCGATAGTGCAAAAGACGTTGGTTCTCATGCATTTTTGGATGTACTGATTCCAGCAATGAAGAAGGCATTTTCTGATATTGTCAAGGATGGTGTCGACATGATTTTGTACGGCGAAACTCGTGGACGGAAAAGTAGCTCAAACGCTTCTTATGTGTCATATCGAACATATTCGGACAGAGATCGAGATAGAAGAGATGATCGCAGATCTTCAAATTCTATATTTAATTTTGATGATATTATCTTGGAATCTCGAGCTGATGCGGATGATGTGTTGGATGCAATGAGCGATCTGATCGAAAATTATGAATCTGTGAGTGTTGCTGATTTGTATGATTTGATCGGTATTGATGTATCCGGTAGATATACGTACAACGATTATGGATGGACAAGTCTTAGAAACGCGGAGATTGTTGAGGTACGTGAAGGTTATTGGATCAAGCTTCCTAGACCAAGACCAATTAAGTAGGAGAGATATGCATGAATGATATTTTGAAATCTGAATATTCAGAACAGTTTGACAAGGAACGAAAGAGCAGGATTGAAATTTCGTTTCATAAATATGGTCCAGCAAGAGATAACTTCGCAAGTGGCAGAGTGGACGCACTTGCTACTGCCGAGCTATGTCTGGACGCATTTAAGAAAGATCATAACAGTGAGCATTTGATCGATGCTGCAAATTATTTGATGTTCCGGTTTAAGTATCCTATGCCGGGAGATCATTTTACACCGACAGACTCGAGCGGAAGTGTCGGAACAGTTGGTACACCAATAAATATGGAAAAGGAGATTTAATATTATGAAGAATGATTTGAAAAATAAGATGACTCGGTCATTATGTAAGGCAAAGTTTAAGGTTAAAAAGCATAGCCCAGAGATCTTGGTTGTTGCAGGCGTGATTGGTACAGTGACAAGTGCTGTGATGGCATGTCGCGCTACAACAAAGCTGAGTAAGATTCTCGATGAGGCGAAAGAGACAGAGAAGACAATCTCTGAAGGAATGGAAAGTGGATATATCGCAGATCAGGAATACACAGAGGAAGACGGCAAGAAGGATCTCAGAATCACAAAGGTTCAGACTGGATTAAAGGTTGTAAAGCTGTATGCACCAGCTGTTATCCTTGGCGGATTATCAATCACAGCCATGCTGACATCTAACAATATTCTCAGAAAGAGAAACGTATCACTTGCAGCGGCATATGCAGCAGTAGATAAGAGTTTCAAGGAATATCGTGGCAGAGTAAAGGAACGTTTCGGTGAAGAGCTGGACAAGGAGCTTCGTTACAACATCAAGGCGAAGGAAATCGAAGAAGTAGTTAAGGACGAGAAGACCGGTAAAGAAAAGGTTCAGAAAAAAATCGTGAACGTTTCTGATTTTGATGATTGCAGCGAGTACGCAAAGTTCTATGATTGCGGTTGCACTGGATGGACAAAAGACCCAGAGCTGAATTTGATGTTTCTTAGAAAACAGCAGGACTTCTTGAATGATCGGTTAAAGGCTGAGGGTTATCTGTTCTTGAATGATGTGTATGATGCACTTGGTATTCAGAAGACAAAGATTGGTCAGATTGCAGGTTGGGTTTATGATGAAAAGAATCCAGTCGGAGATAACTATATCGATTTCGGAATTTATGACACTCATCGTGAGGCAAATAGAAGATTTGTAAATGGTCTTGAGAGAACAATTCTTCTTGATTTCAATTGTGATGGTGACATTCTGGATATGATGTGAATGACAGGACTCGATAGTATCGGGTCAGGAAATCCATATCGAGATACGTATGATTATCCACAGTTTGCTATATAAGGAGGGCACCTATGAAAGGAAGAGATTTAATTATTTATATTCTTGAGAATCATCTCGAAGATGTGGATGTGTTAAGTGATTTGAAGAATCTTGGATTATATTCTGTTGAAGAAGTGGCAGCTTTGAACAATGTTGGTAAAGCAACTGTTGAAGCGTGGTGTGGTTTTGGAAGATATAATTATACCACAATTGATGACAGAATATATATCTGGTTACCAGAAGGAGGTAAGTAAAATGAACAATGCGATTGAAAAAATTGCTATGTTTGTCGTTGGAGCCGCAACAGGCTCCTTTGTAACATGGCGAATCATTAAATCAAAGTATGAGCTGGTAGAAAACGGCGAGATTACAGTATATCCTGCCGAGGAAAAGGATGCGGAAGAGCCAGAGGAAACAGTCGAAGAGAATCTGGAAACCGAAGACAATGATGGAGAACCCGCATTCTCGGCTGAAGAGAAAAAAGAAGGCGAAAAGGTAATCAAAGACCTTAAATATCGAACATATTCCAACGGCGGAAGTAAAAAAAAACGGAAAAAATCAGTGGATGATGACGACGAAATGTTTCCTTATGTTATTCCGCCAGAAGCTGTTGGTGACACTGGTTACGACCTTGTAAATCTCACATTATATTCGAACGGCGTTCTGGTGGATGATCTCGACGACGAAGTGATTGAAGACGCAGAACTGCTTATTGGCAATTATGCTATCGATCGTATCGGTGAGTATGAGCCAGATATTATTCATGTAAGAAACGACGAGCTTCAGAGAGAATATGAGATCTGTCGTGTTGACGAGGAATATGAAACAACGGAGGAATAATATTGAGAGGAGAATTTAAGGAAGATGTGCGAAGAGAATACTTCGAGTGGCTTTATGATTATGTGTGTGCCGGTAAATTTTCGACAGATAATTCTTTTCGGAAATTATTGGAACATCTTCATGAACTTGAATTCACTTATAGTATTCCAAGAGATCGCAACAGAGCTGAAGATGGTGAAAATATGCATTTCAGATTTATTATTGCACATGAGTATGAATATGAGGATATATCTGAAGACATATTGGATGTGTTGGATGCACCTTGTAGTGTCCTTGAGATGTTGATCGCGTTGTCTATTCGGTGTGAGGAAACAATCATGGATGACCCAGATGTGGGAGATCGAACTGCACAGTGGTTTTGGAATATGATTAACAATCTCGGTCTTGGAGGAATGATTGATTCTCGTTTTGATTGCGACAAAGTCGATCGAATTATATCCAGATTATTAAGTAGAAGCTATGCTCCGGACGGAACAGGTGGATTGTTTACTATCAAGAACTGCAAGTACGATTTAAGAGATGTTGAGATATGGGTTCAGCTCTGTTGGTATTTAGACACAATAACATAATAGGAAAGGAGCTTATATAATGGCTGATTTTTATAGAATAGCTTATCAGAATAAGCAAGGCATGATAGAAATATTTCCTAAATTCATTATTGGGAATAGCTCCGATCTTATGATACGAGGTGGCGATTTTTATGCTGTATGGTTGGAAGACAAAGGTCTGTGGTCTACCGATGAGCAAGACGTCATTCGAATGATCGACAGAGATCTGGATAAATATGTCACAGATAATAGTCCAAGGTTCGATACGAACACAAAGATTAAATATATGTGGGATGCAGAATCTGGATCGATTGACCGATGGCATAAGTATTGTCAGAAACAACAAAGGGACTCATTTCACATGTTGGATGAAAAACTTATATTTTCCAATAGTGAGACAAACAAGAAAGATTATGCCAGCAAACGATTGAATTATCCATTGGAACCTGGTAAATGTCCAGCTTATGAGAAGATTATATCAACGATATATTCGGAGGAAGAAAGACATAAGATTGAATGGGCAATCGGGTCTATTGTTACCGGCGATTCCAAGACAATACAGAAATTTCTTGTATTGTATGGCGCTGCTGGTACAGGTAAATCAACCATCTTGAACATTATCCAACAGTTATTTGAGGGTTACTATTCGGTATTTGATGCGAAGGCATTGGGGTCGAGTAGTAACTCTTTTGCGTTAGAGGCATTTAAGTCGAACCCGCTGATTGCAATTCAGCATGATGGAGATCTGTCTAAGATCGAAGATAATACGAGATTAAATAGTCTTGTATCTCATGAGATGATGACTGTGAATGAGAAATTCAAGTCAACCTATGCCAGCCAGTTTAAGTGTTTTCTATTCATGGGTACAAACAAGCCAGTACGGATCACAGATGCAAAATCAGGTCTTATACGAAGATTGATTGATGTGTCACCTTCCGGAAAGAAAGTTAGCCCTAAAGAATACAACACTTTAATGGAGCAGGTTAAGTTTGAGCTTGGTGCTATTGCTTGTCATTGCAGAGATGTATATTTGGAAGATCCTGGGTATTATGACACATATCTTCCAATGTCAATGATGAGTGCATCAAATGATTTCTACAACTTCATTATTGATTCATTTCATGTATTCAAAAAAGAAGACGGAACAACGTTAAAGGCAGCATGGGAAATGTACAAAACATATTGTGATGAGGCGAAGGTTCCGTATCCATTTTCTCAGAGAAGTTTCAAAGAAGAACTTAAAAACTATTTTTGGGATTTTGACGAGGAGATTGATGAGGATGGATCTAAGATAAGAAATATTTATCATGGATTTAGAACCGAGAAATTTGAGACTTTTAGTCACAGAAAAAGAGAGGAAAAAAATGTGACTAACTCAGAATCTTGGTTACAATTCATGGATGCAGCAGAAGCAACAAAGAGCTTTGATACTGAATGCGGATTATGCCCAGCTCAATATGCAACGGACAAAGAAATTCCAAGTAAATCTTGGAATCGTGTCACAACCACACTTAAAGATATCGATCCATCAAGACTTCATTATGTCAAGGTTCCAGAAAATCATATTGTTATTGACTTCGATTTGAAGGGCGATGATGGTGAGAAATCATTTGAAAAGAATTTGGAGGCTGCTACGAAGTGGCCGCCTACGTATGCGGAGCTTAGTAAAAGTGAGGCAGGGATTCATCTTCATTATATTTATTATGGGGATGTATCAAAATTAAGTCGTATATACGATGAAAACATTGAAATAAAGGTTTTTACAGGTAAGAGTTCTCTTAGACGAAAACTTACCAAGTGCAATAATTTATCTGTTGCGACGATAAGCTCCGGACTACCAATGAAAGGAGAAAAGATGATAGATAATAATATTGTACAATCTGAGAAAGGTCTCAGAACAACAATTAAAAAGTGTCTTAATAAAGAAGTCCACGCTGGTACAAAATCCAATGTGGACTTTATTTATAAGATTTTGGACGATGCTTACAATAACGGTCTTCATTATGACGTATCAGATATGAAGAATGACGTATTAGCATTTGCTGCTAATAGTACCAATCAGGCACCATATTGTATCAAGCTGGCGAGTAAGATGAAGTTCAAGTCGGAAGAGATATCAGACGGCAAAGCGGATGAAAATGCACCATTGATATTTTATGATATTGAGGTATTTCCGAACTTATTCTTGGTCAATTGGAAAATCCAGGGAGAAGGAAACCCCGTTGTTCGAATGATCAATCCAAGTCCAAAGGACATCGAGGATTTGATCAAATACAATCTTGTAGGATTCAACTGCCGAAGATATGATAACCATCTTATTTACGCAAGACTTATGGGATATACGAATGAGCAGTTATATAACTTATCTCAGAAAATTATATCTGGAGATCGAAATGCATTCTTTGGAGAAGCTTACAATTTGTCTTATACAGATGTGTATGACTTTGCATCTGCTGGAAACAAAAAAAGTTTGAAGAAGCTTGAGATTGAGATGAATAACGTCGCAAACGATCCGAAGTCAAAAATGGATGACAGTCTTAGACAAATGTTGAAGAACATAAAGCATCAGGAGCTTGGTTTACCTTGGGATCAACCAGTACCTGAAGATTTATGGGTAAAAGTTGCAGAGTATTGTGATAATGATGTCATTTCGACCGAGGCAGCATTCTTATATTTGTCTGCGGATTGGACAGCTAGACAGATTCTGGCGGATTTAGCCGGGATGACAGTAAATGACACGACAAACACGCTTACAACCAGAATTATATTTGGTAAAGACAAAAAGCCACAGAGTCAGTTCAATTACAGAAATTTGGCAGAACCAGTCACAGAAATGACATTGGAGACACAGGAATTCTTGAAGGAAGCTTGTCCGGAAATGATGGAGGAACCGCACGGAGAAGCAAAAAGCATGTTGCCTTATTTTCCAGGGTATAAATACGAAGCCGGTAAATCGACATATCGGGGAGAGGTTGTTGGTGAAGGCGGATATGTATATTCTGAACCGGGTATGTACGGAAACGTAGCATTACTTGATATTGCATCTATGCATCCTCATAGTGCTATCGCAGAGGTATTGTTTGGTGTTAAATTTACACAGGCATTTAGAGATATTGTTGAGGGTCGTGTAAGTATCAAACATCAGGCTTGGGATGAGGTAAATCACATGCTTGATGGTAAACTTACGCCTTATATTCAGAAAGTCATTGATGGTGAAATGACAGCTAAGCAGCTTGCAAATGCATTGAAGACTGCAATCAACTCTGTATACGGATTAACTTCAGCAAGCTTCAGCAATGCGTTTAGAGATCCGCGTAATAAGGACAATATTGTAGCTAAACGTGGTGCTTTATTCATGATTGACTTGAAGAATGAGGTGCAGGCAAGAGGATTTACAGTTGCTCATATCAAGACGGACTCAATCAAGATTCCAGACGCAACGCCAGAAATCATACAGTTCGTTATGGATTTTGGTAAAAGATATGGTTATACATTTGAGCATGAGGCTACGTATGACAGAATGTGCCTCGTAAATGATGCAGTTTATATCGCAAAGTACAAAGACGCAGAATCATGTCAGGCTATGTATGGTTATGCGCCGGGAGATAATGCGGATCATGGTGGAGATTGGACTGCAACAGGCAAGCAGTTCGCCGTACCATATTTATTCAAGACGTTATTTAGTCACGAAGACATTGAATTTAACGATATGTGTGAGACATTTGCTGTATCCAAAGGAGATTTATATTTGGATATGAATGAGAATTTACCTGACGTGGCTAAGTATGAGATTGAATTGGAGAAGCTTGAAGAGCAGTACAAGAAAGGTAAGATCTCGGATGTTATATTTGAATCCGAATCAGCTGGTCTTCCGGATAAGATTGCAGAGGGTCATGAAATGCAGTTTGTAGGGAGAGTTGGTCAGTTCTGTCCGATTATGTCTGGAAACAATGGCGGAATTTTATACCGTGTCTGCGATGGTAAGAATTATGCTGCACCAGGATCGAGTGGATATCGATGGTTGGAATCTGAGACAGTGAAGAGATTAGGTTTGACTGATAACATTGATCGCTCATTCTATGATGCATTAGTAAACGATGCAGTAGATAGTATATCACAGTATGGAGATTTTGAGTGGTTTGTATCCGACGATCCATACATTCCAGAAAACAACGATGGACATATGGTCATACCTTATGGACCACCAAACGATCCAATACCATTTAAGTAAAATTATATTTAAGAAAAGGAGATAAAAATTATGGAATTAACATTTGCACCAAGAGGTATCTTGCAGATTGATGACGCAGATATCACTTACAGAAATTTTAGAGGAGAGGGATCGCTTTATAATAGAGAAGGCGATCGGAATTTTTCATTGATTATTCCATCAACAGAAATTGCTGATGCATTAGCAAGTAACGTCAATGAATATGGCGTTGGCTGGAACGTGAGAATTAAGCCACCAAGAGAAGAGGGTGATAACCCATTTATTACACTCAAGGTGAACGTGAAGTTCAATGAGTATGGACCTCATATTTTCTTACACACTGGTAATCACGTAACAGAGCTTGACGAGGAAAGTGTATCGTGTTTGGATATGATCGATATCGAGCGCGTAGATCTTGACATTTCTCCATCGGATAGAGTTGTTAACGGCAAGCCTTATCGAACTGCATATGTAAGAACAATGCATGTTGTTCAGAAGATTGACCGTTTTGAAGGTAGATATGGCAACAATAACGAAGAGTAATTGCATTAGAGGCTTGATCGTGATCGGTTGAGCCTCTTTCTTTTTAGAGCTTCTTATGATATACTAACTTATATTTTTAAGGAGAAAAAGGAGGATTCTCATATGAAGAAAAAAGTATTACTGTTGGTTGGTTTGATGTTGTGTCTGTTATTGGTTGGATGTGGGAAAAAGAAAGAATCCATAGTTAAGCCAATTAGCATGATTCCGGATCCAAGCGAATATTTTGCTGGTGCAGAGATTACGCTTGTTCGAAATGATGAAAAAGGCGTCTATTATATGGTGGAAAAATATAATGAAGACGATTATGGTAAGTATTTGGATGCTTGTACATCTTCGGTATTCACGAACACAACATATAGTACAAATGATGACACTGGAAATATAAATTATATAAATAGTGCGGACGAAAAATATCGTTTGGAATATACTATGGATACTCGTTCTGGAATAATAAACATCATTTGTCATTTACAGGAACAAAAATAACATCAATCATCACACCAAGGACTCTCAGAAATGAGGGTCTTTTTTATTTGCTCAGAAAGGAGATAAAAATGGTAAAGAAATATTTTAGACGTGGCGGAACTTGGCAGTACAGCCATAATAATGCTACGTTATCTAATTACACTACAGTCAATGTAGGGTTTTTAAGAGACGGAAACGAGGAAGATGAAACTCAGTTCGATATTGAAAAATACAATGTCGGCGAGCTGAATGAGTTATTCGATGAATTTGTTAAGGAGAATAATTTCTCCAATGTTAAGGTTTTGTATGTTGAAATTGTAAAGACGGCAAGAACAATAGAAGAATTGGAGGATTGAGATATGGAAGTAAGAATTGAAGAATGGCATGGAATGAATATTCGGTTCGTAAATGTTGATGGTGAATGGTGGTGCGTCTATGACGACATCATTAGTATAATAAAGAAATTTAACACCGGATATTGTTCGCATTTTGAAAGGGATCTTATAGATCATAAAAATTTAATACGGCGAATTGATCTGGATGGAGAGTCGGTGCTCATTGTAAATGAGTTGGGTATATATGAGATATTCTATTTATGCGATGGAATGTTGGAGACAGTAAACTTCAGGCATTGGTCTGGGGAAATAATGGCTAAGCTCCGTTCAAAGTATGGATTACAGCAATATGAAGTATTACAAATGCTGGACGATGATGTTCAGCAGGACATTAGTAGAATGATTGATACTCTGTATTGGGACGATGAGAAAAAAATACTCATGCAGTCAGTGACAGTGCAGGGTGGAGATGTTGAACAAATACCATTTATGGAATAGAAGAATTGGAGGGTTAAGATATGAAAAAAGAATTGATCTCTGGTGGGTGTATACTATGTGACGGTCTTACATCGGAAGAACTGATACAATCGTTGGATAGACACATATTTCCACGAAAAAAAATTTATGATTTAAGCAAGCTTGAAGTCCATTTTGGCCGGGAATTATTTAATAGATTATGTAATGATGACATAATTAATTATGACTCTATTAATCATTCATTTACAGTTACGGTATGTGAAATTCCTTGTCGTTTATCATACGAATGTCCATCTTATGGATATTGTGTATATTTGAAGCATGATCACGAAGACCAGATGGACTCGATGATAGGATTGTTTCAGGATGATATTAAAAGACAGCTTAATGCAGCATTTGGAAGATCGTCTGTACCTATTGATATATCCGGAAGAATTAAAAAAGTTATCTTCAACCCACCTGCGACTATTATATTCTGGAAAGATGGTAGTAAGACGGTAGTAAAATGCAACGGTGAGGCTTTCGATCCTGAGAAGGGAATGGCTATGGCAATAAGCCGTAAGGTATTAGGAGATTCCTATGGATATTATAATATATTTGAAAAGTGGTGCAAGAAGTACAAGGAGCCAAAATCAATGCCAACTCCACAGGAAGTAGCAGCTAAGTATATGACGCCGCCAACTGTATCGGACTTTAATGAAGAATTACAAATGGCTGCTGAAGAGGTGAAACGTTATATGAATATAAAATCAGGTGATTCAGATGCCGACTAAGCCGTTTCTGTACGATTATCAGATGGATGCTGTAAATCATATGTTCAATGGGTGCATTCTCAATGGTGGGGTTGGATCGGGGAAGAGTAGAACCGGATTATATTACTACTTCAAAGAACAAGGCGGTAGTATAAATCCAGACTATAAACCGATGAAAAAACCAAAAGATTTATATATCATCACAACCGCTATGAAACGCGATACTTTGGAGTGGGAAGGCGAGCTAGCTAATTATCTACTATCTACCGACCCAAAGAAAAACCTATTAAATGGCGGTGTGAAAATCACCATCGATTCGTGGAATAATATAAAGAAGTATGTAGATGTAAAAAATGCATTTTTTATATTTGACGAGCAGCGAGTTGTTGGATCTGGAGCTTGGGTTAAGGCATTTCTGAAGATAACAAAGTCAAATAATTGGATATTGTTGTCGGCAACAGCTGGAGATACTTGGTCTGATTATATTCCGGTATTCATAGCAAACGGTTTCTATAAGAACAGATCTGAGTTCATCCAACAGCATGTGGTGTATTCTCGATTTACAAAATATCCGCAGATCGATAGATATATCAATACCGGTCGATTAATTCGTTTGAGAAAAAAAATACTGATTGATATGGACTTCAAGCGTCAGACAATCGCTCACCATAATGATATTTATGTAACATATGATGTCACTAAGTATAAATCAGTTGTGAAAAATAGATGGGATCCATACAAAAATGAACCTATCCAACAGGCATCGGGTCTCTGTTATATTTTAAGAAGAGTCGTTAACGAAGACGAATCCAGAATAGTAGCTCTATTGGAGATTCTTGAGAAAACTCCTAGAGCTATTATTTTTTACAATTTTGATTATGAGCGAGAGATGCTATTACATGTGTTTAGCAACCACGATGGTAATAGTAAGGACTTTGAAGTGGCCGAATGGTCTGGTCATGCTCACCAACCTATACCAAAAACAAAGCGATGGGTATATCTGGTTCAGTATACGGCTGGATGTGAAGGTTGGAATAGTATCAAGACAGATACAATTATATTCTATTCACAGAACTACAGTTATAAGGTTGTGACACAGGCTGCTGGTCGAATTGATCGACTCAATACGCCATTTAAAGATTTATATTATTACCATTTGAAAAGTAGGAGCGGAATTGATCTTGCCATAAGTAAAGCATTGAAGGAGAAGAAAAAATTCAATGAAACAAAATGGTGCGGTAATTCATTCGCGAAATAATCATGTCCTTATATGAGAGGAAGGAGTGATTATATGCGAGATTATGAATATTTAATTTCCATAGCATTGCGAGATAAACTGAAAGAATCAATTAAAGGAAGAGTATTCTGTAAGGTTGAATACAATTATTTATACATATCTATTCAGACAAGAGAATTAGATAGGTTTGAATATAAGGTATACGATTTTGCGGACAAACTCATAACCGGAAGATTGATTGTAGATGAGATTGCAGCAACTGTGGTAGCTAATTATAAGAAATATATATTGGCATATTTCACATATTAGTGAATGAAGACTCGGTGAAAACATCGGGTCTTTTGTTTTTTAGGAGGTATAAATATTTATATGACAATTGAAAGATGGCAACAGGAATTCGCAGATCGTTTACGTAACAAGATGAATGAACGTGGATGGGGCATTCGCAAAACAGCAAAGGAATCCGGTTTAAGCATCATGACAATATCTAAGTATGTAAATGCTTTGGTAGTTCCGAGATGTACGGAATTGATGAAACTCGCTAATGCTTTCAGTGTAAATCCTTCATATTTCATAGATTTTGGCGAGTCAGTTGAGTTTTTGATAGGGAGGTGATTAACAATGGAGTATGGATATAAAGAAGTTGAGTTCTGGAAATATTGTGAGAAATGTAAGCACTATGAAGTGGAAGATGTAAAGGATCCATGTAATGATTGCTTAGATGAGCCAGTGAATTTGCATTCAACAAAGCCAGTGTATTTTGAGGAGAAGTAAATATGGTATGTAAATGTGGTGGTAAACTGATGTCTTGTGATCAGGTACATACGCCAGGGAATAAAATAATTCGGAAACGAAAATGCAAGGAATGTGGAAAATTTTCATATTCAGTCGAATTAATCGTTGATTACAATGAAAAGGTAAAACGAGTGTGGAATATGAATCACAGAAAAGCAAAACCAAAAGAGGAGGTAGAAAAAATATGATACATATATTGGTATTGACAAAAGATCCATGCGAAAAAGCCGTATTTGCTAAACGAGTGCAGTCGGCACTTAATACCTTATGCAGCGTGAAGCCTGGATTAACCACGAATATTTATGTGAAAGATATAAATATTCAGGTTACGAGTGTCGTTCATAAGACTGGAGATGCTATTGGAGATATTCATTTACAACCGGATTATTATATCGATGATTCTGGTGTAAGTCTAAGTGATATTTTAAGTGATTTATGCAGAGGCGCAGAACGATTAAAAGGTGTTGTAGATGTAATATCAATTGTAAAAAATCGAGATCATTATGCAAAACATGAAGCATATAACAGAATTTAAAAGGGGTGATATTTATGGCGATGACATTTGCAATCATAGTCATGTCTGTTTGGATCGGTATTGGTTATTGGCTTGCGTGCCATGAGGCTCCAGACGGAACTTATATATTGAATAGTAATTATATTTATATAGTTACATTATGGCCGGTGTATTTGATATTCGCCGGCTTTTATTGGTTGATTTGTGTCGTATGTTGGAAGATCGAGGATTTGAGGAGGTGATTAAATGAATTGTTCAGAGTGCTATGGTGCAGCCATACTGTTTGACAATCAAGAAAATACGGAGGTTATTAAGATGGAACCTGAGTTAGATAAAAAGAAATACGCGATTGATACTCGAAAAAATATTTATCGCCGGTTTGCTAAGCGGTTTAAGAAAGAGATTAAGAAACGAATGAAAAAATCACATTATGGTGCTTATTTGCTTGATATTGCTTCGTTATATCCAGTTCCGCTAGTGAAAGGAGAACTAAAATTATGAATGATAATGAAATGGAAATGAATCAAAGATTGAGTGTATTTCTGAACCAACTTAACTATTTGGTGAGTAACTTCGATCGACTTCCGCTACATTTACAGTTAGAAACCTTGGGATGTTTAGTTCGACTTATGAATGTTATTACATCTCTTACAGATGAAGTAGCATCACTATACACAAACGCAGTAATCGTGTTGGGCGATTTTGAAAAGTAATTTACATTTTAGGAGGGAATAATTTATGGCAAAATTATTTGAAATGTTTTGTGAGGATGTAAAAGATGAAGTGGCTAAGTTATGCGGCTTCGATGTGGAAGTTAGGGAACTTACTAAAAATAATGGTGTAAAACAAATAGGATTACACTTCATGAAGGAAGGATGGTCCCCAATAATATATTTACGTCCGTATTTTGATATTAATTTCATCAAAAATAAGGAAACAATCAATGATATTGCAAACCAGATATATGATGAATACAAAGAAAATAAGACTGAGAATAAAAAATATGATGTTAAAAAAGCGCTCGAATTCTGGAAGGATAATATTTATTTTGAAGTTGTAAATTATGAAGCAAATAAAGATGTACTGGAATTATGTCCGCATATTCGTTTTTTAGATTTGGCAATTGTGTTTAGAGTATTGATATGGATAGATGAATCCGGCAGGGCATCAGTATTGTTTGATGATATTCCCGAAAATAGCAATCTGGACGAAATGTATAATATTGCTAAAGAAAATACACTTAAATTCTTTGGTGTAGTCAACAGAAATATCTACGATTTACTATTGAGTATGAATAAAGATATTGGAGAATCAATCTCTATCGATTGTTCGATGTACGTACTTACAAACAAGACTTTTACCGGAGGGGCAAATTTAATTGCTATACCAGAGGTATTAAAAAGTGTTTGTGAGAAATTTAATGTTGATGATTATTATATTATTCTGTCATCGACAAACGAATTGATTATTATATATGGAATTGATGTCGAATCATTATCTGAATCCTTACGAAAAAGTGTTAAACATATAAATGACACAGAAGTTCCAGACACACAGATATTGTCATATAACTTATATCGGTTCAGTGCAGAAACAGGATTGGTGACTATTGTTAAGTAAAGATGTTTAAAAGACTCGGTACGGGCAGGTATCGGGTCTTTTCTTTCGAAAGGAGATAATGAAATGGCAGATAGAAATAATATTGATGAGTTTGTTAAATTATTTGAGGAGAAGTTGTATGAGAAGCTTCCATTTTCAATATTTCAACATGAGAAGGATGACGAACGGGAATATGTGATGTTTAAAGTGACTTCAACATATAAGGGCACAATGTACAGATACCGTCATATCATAGATTATGTCGAAATTAATAAATTTTACGACATTATGTATGATTTGGAGAAGCTTGCAGATTATACTGTGGAGCTGTTATATCGTGAATTTTCAAACAAATTTGAAGAGATTCAAAGCGAGGAGGAATAGGAAATGAGTGACTATCATTGGTATTTTTGTCCAGCAAAAAATGAAGAGCCTTGTATTGTTTGTGGAAAGCCTACAAATCAAATTGATATACATCATGAGGTGCGGGTTTGTAGTATTGAATGCGCTTATGTTTTGGATATGGAACAGGCTGAACAAGAAAGTGATGGTGATGACGAATGAGTAATGATATTTCCAGTATGTACACAAAAGATAGAAACATAAGAACTGGACGTAAAGGTTACGGGCAGTGGAAGCATGAAAAAGAAACATTCATACGCCCTGCCGATTACGGAAATTATGTTCTTGAGAAAAAGAGAGGTAAGAAGAAATGTGGTTAATCGGGTTTGTTGTGGTGCTTATTATATGGCTTGGTTTCTACATTGAAGAATCTATCATGCATTATTTAACTGGTGTAAGCATCTTAGATCAGATTAAAAAATGGCTAAGAATACAAAGCCCTAGTGGGCGTATGAGTAGTGATTGTAAGGAGGTAAAAAGAGATGATTAAATTAAGAGATTTATTACAACATTGTAGTTGTGATGTTTATATTTTTGGAAATGGTAACTGTCCATGCCCAGAAATAAAACTTCCAAAACCGCTCGTGAAGGCGGAAAAATATTTGAATGCCGATATTTTGAATCGGGGTGTGCGGAATATATCCATATACAATGGTCATTTGCAGGTTTGGCTGGAGGATAAATCTATTCAAGATGTTGTTGATTCTAAGTTGAAGGAAATGGAGGATGAGAAGGATGAGTAATATTTTAGATTGGGCTAAAAATGAAGTTAAAATTGCATGTAAGAAAGAAAATCCAAACAGAAAAGATGGAGAGTTTGATTATGGATGTGCCTGTTGCGAGAGTGCATTAAAAGCTTTTCAAAGCTTATACGAAGATGATCATTCTGGTTTCAGTATTAGAATGACTCAGGCGATATTGAATCGGCTCATAAATGGTAAACCATTAACACCGATTGAGGATACCGACGAGGTATGGAGTGATATTTCTGATATGAGTGATTTGAAGGGAGAAGAGCGTATCTATCAGTGCAAACGCATGTTTTCCTTATTTAAGTACGTGTATGCTGATGGAACTGTCAAGTACGAGGATAATAACCATTCATATTGTGTTAGTATTCACAACTGCAATGATACATATTCTAGTGGGCTAGTTAGAAAAATCATTGATGAGATGTTTCCTATAACAATGCCATATATGCCGGGAAAACCAATCGAAGTTTATTGTGAGGATTTCTTAACAGATAAAAAGAACGGCGATTTTGATACTGTCGGGGTGTTCTATGCGCTGAAAACAGAGGATGGTAAACAGGAGAAGATTGAGATTAACAGATTCTTTAGAGAGCCAGAAGGCGATGAAAAGGGTAACTGGACTGAGATATCTAAGGAAGAATATTACGAGAGGAAGGAGAGACAGATAACTGCTGCTGATATTTCAAGAGAGATTAAAGAAGCAATGGAGGATGAGAAGGATGAGTAAATTATATTTAGTTCATGAAAATACTTGGTATGAGGGATTAGGAGGATATGCAGAATGATTAATGCAAAAGACGCAAAACGAAAGACGATTATAAAATGTGAACTCGTAGAATTAATGGACGAGATTGAACAAGGAGTTGAAAAAGCCATTGAATACGGATTTTATAATACGAGTATAGCACTTGGAGGCTCGTTAAACAAAAATCTTGTCGATGCTTTATGCAAAGAACTCACAGATCTTGGTTATAAGGTTGAATATATACCAGAAGAACCACTACCATATGGTTGTCCATCAGACCAGTGGGATTTTAATTCATATCTGAAAATTGATTGGTCTTTAGAGGAAGGAGAAGCAGAATGATTAAGTTAGAAGATTTACTTGCTGTCGCAAAAAACAATATAGCAATAATGAATGGTAGCTTTCAATCGATTGTGGTTAATGTTTGTCATCTCGAAGGCTTGCCGTTATCTGATAGTCTATTAAAACGTAACATAAAAGAAATGGAAGCAAGAGATGGTATTATTTTAGTTTGGTTGGAAGGGTATGGTGATTGAAAATGATTAAATTGGAAAATATGGTTCTGGCGAGTCCGGAGCAGATGAATTTTATTATTGAAGGAATGCGTAATCCTATGAATTCGTGGGATAGGAGTGATAGTGATTTTGAGACGGCAGGATATGACGTTGTCGGGTTCGATCTTGGAAAAGCTGATCACGACTTGATGCAGCGCTTGGCAGATGCCGGATCGGTTCATAGAAAGTATATGCGGATGATGCCGGTATATGTGAGAATTACAGCACCTTTGTATTGGTGGAAGGAGTTTGATACATATAAGGTAGGTACTGTTTCCAATAGCTGTAGCACGATGCATAAGATTCAGGAGAAGGAGTTTACGTTGGAGGATTTCTCGACAGATCAGTTATGCGAAATTGGTAGTGAAGATATTGCATTGCTCGGTGAGGAAGCGCCTTATTATAAGCATCGTTTTGAACTTGATATTTGCTCTGAATTAAATTTTGCTAGGAGATTATATCTTGCTGCTGATAAAAAATTGAAGAGGGGAGACTTGACATACTCGGAAACAAAACATGTAATGGCTCAACGTAAAAAATATTGGTGGCAGATGATTCAGCTTCTTCCGAGTAGTTACAACCAGACTCGTAATGTTATGATGAATTATGAGGTGCTGGCAAATATTTACCGGTGGAGAAAAGATCATAAGCTGGACGAATGGCGAGAGTTTTGTAAGTGGATCGAGGGCTTGCCGTATAGTGAGCTGATTACTGGATTACCTATTGAATCCGATGATACAGACGAAGATTAAGGAGGAATATTATGATAGGAGTTAAATTGACTATTGTGTTGCTTATAATAACCTTTTTATTGACATTTATTGTCAAAGCAATTGTTGCTGGGCTAGATTTTAAAACTAAACTTTTGATTGGTTTAGATCAAGGACCAAAATGGTTTGAGAACATCTTAGTATTTCAAGGCGCATTAGTGTGTCTTGATATCATTGGAGTCATATATTCAGTTATATGGCTCTTATTTTTTAGGTAGGAGAGATAGGTTATGCAGATATTAATATGTCCGGGTAATTTTAATTGTGTGGTCAAGGATTTGATGACTGAACTTAAAGATCGATTGTCTATAGTCTATCCGCGTATTATATATACCAAACACACAATTTATATTAGACCGGATATTGAAATACGGTTTGTGCCGCCATTTGCACAATTTGTTAGAGGAAGGCATCCTGATTATTTTTGGACAAACTCTCTTGATGTAAATAATTATTTCAAGCATCGTCATGGAGTCAAGGAATTAAAAACATTTTCAGAAGTTGTTCATGTTATCTTAGAAGAATGTATGAGTAAAATTAAGGAGGAGTAATTATGGCTGATGCAAAGAAATGTGATAGATGCGGTAAGTATTATATTACGAACGAGCAGGAATTTAAGGGATGCAGTCTAAAGGGTCGGAGAAGTAACTCACCATCAATATTTTTTGATTTGTGTGATGAATGTGCTGGAAGATTGTGGAACTTTCTTAATTATCCAATTGAGACAGATAAAGCTGTAGATCATTATAATCAATCAAAGGAAGATGACAAACGTTCAGATGATACTTCAACGCTCGATATGAAAAAATGAATGGACGCTCGACATCTCTTTAGATTGCTGTCGCGTAAAAAACATACCGTTTTATGGAGGTGATATTTATGAATACGGGTCTATACTACGATACCATAGATTGCATGAAATTAATTAAAAAGAGATATCCGTGGATACCTATATTTATCATACGGAGAGTTCTTTTTGCAGAAGAATGTTACATGCATAAAATTGGTATTATTGATTGGAAACCTGATCTAAAAAGTTGGTATTTTAAGAAATAAGATCTAAGGCTCAGTGTAGAAATGCATTGGGTCTTTTATTTTTGTTGAATTGAAAAAGAAAGGAGATGCAACAAAATGTGGGATAAAGGAATAATTGAAATCAGAAAAGATACGTTTATTTATCATGCAAAAGTATTTGCTTTGCCATCTGAATTTGGTATTAATTGCGGAAGAATATCGAAATAAGGAGACAGTCTGATGACACGATTGTTGTTCAGTATGACCGCGAATGGGTTGTTAGACCTAAAACAAAAATAGAAGAGGCAGCATTACAGCATGTTTTGGATATTTATCCAATAATTGACGAATGGATGTAATATGAAAGGAGATGATAACAATTAATGCTTTGTCTTTATACATTTGTATGCTTGGTTGTGGCAATATTTATATTTCTTAGTATACATACGCATGGTGATAGTGCAGGAATTACATTTATCGAATTAATGATAAGTTTACCATGGGCTTATATGCTGGTTATATATTCCATAATTGGATTTATATTAACAGGATGTGAAGAGTTTATAAATCATATAAAGGAGAAAAACAATGGAGAAGAAAACTTATAGATATTTTGTGACTTATTATTCAAGATCGATGGGTGATGTCAGATTTGAACATCTTGTTATGTTATATAATAAGCCACTCAATAGATGATACAGTTAAGATAGTATTTTTCAAGAGAATCAAAGAAAACTGAGGGAGGCGCAAAGATGGGACATATATTGGAAATGATACATAGATTAGGAGAGGAAACGAATTGTGATATAACTTTGAGTTTTTATTCTGCTGATCCCCAGCGCAATGTAAAAATTGTAGATCGTGCAACTAACGAAGGTAATGCTTGTGAAGTTGATTGGCTATGGCCAGAACATAAGATATTAGAAACTATTGTCGACACTATCAAAGAAATGAAGGAGCGACCGAAATGTTTCAATTGTAAGCATTATCATCCGGATCCTGGATTTTTTGAAATCTGCGGCTGTGATTGTAATCATTTCAGTAAATATGAAGATAAAAATAAGGTGGTGACATTTAATGAATTCTAGTAATTATTTGGCATTCTCCATAAAATGTGGAATATTTTGGTATATTGTATTGATCAACCGTAGGATGTCTACGGTTTTATTTTTTGCCCGGGCTTTATCAAAGCGTAGGGTAGAAGACAAATTATATAACTGGTGTTTATGTATGAAGATGAATGAGGTGATTGAATATGAAGGTAAAAGTTTTTGATTCTCGTAAGAGCATTGATCTTGAGAAGCAGATAAACGAGTTCATTGCAGATAAGGTTGTTTATGATATTCGACAGTCGACGTTTACAATTCCGGCAAAAATTGATAAGGATGGTAAGACCGTTCGTGTTGATATTTTTAGCCGGGTAATTGTTATGTATGATGATGTTGAGCGTGTATATCGCTTTGATAAATATATGGGAGGTGTCACACCAGTATGATAAATCTATATGTTGAGAGTTATTGTCAGAATTGTCCATATTTTGAACCTGTGAAAGCAAATATGAGTTTTCGTGATAGTATTCATATAGAAGTTCACTGTAAGGATATGAATAAATGTAATATCATACATAATCAGATTTTGGAAGAACAAGCTAAAAGGGAAAATGTACCTATTGGATTTACGAGAGAGATAGGAGATGATTAATATGACTACTATTGCGGTCTTGTGTAAGGACAATAAAGATGCCGGGCATTTGTTTTGTGAATTGGTCAACCGACTTAGGGCTGCTGGTATAACGATGAATCGTTTGATATGGCACCAATCAGTTATCGGGAATAAGAAATGTCGAGTTCGGGTTTATTCTTGTTCAGACGGCAGAGAAGAATGGAGAGGGACTAAGGTAGATATGACATTCGGATTTTCAGTAAAGCAACAGCATGAAATTTTGAAAGAAGGGTGTCAAGCCAGTCGGAAATATATCGAGATGAGGGATGATTATGCAGGGATCTTGAGTGGTTATTTTGGAGCAAAATAGCTTGCATGGATGGAAAACTTGCACACACAGAAGTTGCATGGACGAAAATACTTGCATGGACGAAAGTTTTTTGAGAGTGATTTTTGTGAATTTTTTGGACGACTTGCATGCGTGCAATTTTGGACTTCAAAAAACCACGTATTTAAGCCATTTTTGGGCATTACTTGCACGTATGCAAGCACCCTTAATCGATATTAAAAAATATATATTATATAAGAAAATAAGCGCTTGCATGTGTGCAAGTTTTTAGGAGGTGAAAACAAACCATGAGTGAAACTGAATTTATTGACATTTTTAGCGATAATTTAAGAGATCTTATGATTGAGCGTAATTACACACAAAGATCGTTGGCAAAGGAAGCGGAATTGTCTGAATCAGCCATTACAAGATTTTTACAGAAAAAGTCTATGCCGACATTACGAGCAGTTATTAATTTATCTTTGTCGCTCAGTTGTGATGTGGACGATCTGATTCCAACATATGATTATATCAAGTAGAAAGGAGACGAGTAAATGTTATTATTTGAGTTTGCCGTAAAGTGCGTGGTGTTACTTCTTTGTGTTTATCCAATAGTGGATAGAATCTGTAGATGTAAGGAGCAGAAATATGTAAGTGATATTGTTAAGAAATTTACTGATGATAACAAACAGTAAATTTATATTAAAGAGAGGCGTTGGTTTTTACTGACGCTTTTCTTTTTGCAATGAAAGGAGAACAGAAATTATGAGTTATAAAACAAAACGAGATGGAGTGCGAGTGAGGATTGTAGAAACTGGTGAAGAGTTCAATTCTATTCGAGCATGTGCATTCAGATTGGGCGTTGATGTTACTTGGCTTGGAAAAGTCACAAGAGGAAACAATGGATTATGTACTTGTAAAGGTTATCACATTATTCGTGTAGAAGACCCTCGAGTAAATTATGATATTTCGAGAAAAGAATATCGTGGAAGAAAAGGACGAGCTGTTCAGATAGTCGAAACCGGCGAAACATTTAATTCTATATCTGAATGTGCAGATGCAATTGGTGGTAGCGCTGGAAGTATTTGTGAAATATTGAGAGGTCACAATAGAAGAGCAACGCACATGGGTTACCACTTTGAATATGTAAAATGATTCAGTGCGAATAAAACATACCCCGCGGAAATATCATGCCCTTTTATGAGAGGAAAGTGTGATATTCTGTATTTCACAACATTTCCTCTTACCTTTGACTTTGGAACGTACTCCGGTGTCCTTCGGGCCCGGGGTCATTTATATTTAAGGAGGGGTTAAAGTGAAAGAGAATAAGTTTCAGGCAGGATTAAAAAAGAAACTTAAAACGATGTTTCCCGGATGTATAGTAACCAAACTCGATTCGAGTGATATTCAAGGCATTCCAGATTTACTTGTCTTATATAAAGATAAGTGGGCTGCCTTAGAAGTCAAGAAAGAGGCGAAAGCTTCTCATAGACCGAATCAAGATTACTATGTTGAGAAAATGGATGAGATGTCATTTTCCAGATTTATATTTCCAGAAAATGAGGAGGACGTATTAAATGAACTTCGTGAAACATTCAAATCTTGAGGGGCTTCATGCTCCATTCAGCGCAAGCCAGTCAGCATGGCTTAGATATGACACTGAAAAAGCACTAACCGTATATGATAATATGCGGGCAAAAGAAAGAGGAACAAAGCTTCATGATTGGGCTAAGAGAACTATTGACTTAGGAATCAAGCAGCCCAGATCAAATAAAACCTTGTATGCATATGTCAATGATGCTATTGGTTTTAAGATGAGTACCGAAGTGGTGTTATATTATTCACCATATTTCTTTGGTACAGCTGATGCTATATCATTTAGGAATAATAAATTAAGAATACATGATCTTAAGACTGGAAAGTCTGGTCACATGGAGCAGCTTGAAGTATACGCTGCTCTTTTTTGTTTGGAGTACAAAATCAAACCAGGAGATATACAGATGGAGTTACGCTTATATAAGGACAATGAGGTTATTGTTCATGAGCCAACTGCTGAAGATATTTTACCAATCATGGACAAGATCATGTCTCTTAATAAAGCATTAGAAAATTTCGACGACAGGGAGGTGTAGATATTGAATCCTATTGCAGAAGAAATTGAATCATATCAGGGATGTAGCTCGATGACAACGACTGAATTCCTTGAGCATTATGGAATGCCTAGAAGATCGGGCAGATATCCATGGGGTTCTGGTGAGGATCCATATCAGCATGAGAGAGACTTCCTTAGTCGAGTTGAAGAATTAAAGGCAACTGGCTGGACAGAAACTCCGGAGAATATTAAAGAGACATTCGGATTGACGACAACACAATATCGTACAGAGAAAGCTCTGGCTAAAGATGAACGAAGAATGTATGACGTAGCAAGAGCAAAGTCACTCAGAGATGATGGTCTTGGAGCAACAGAGATTGGACGTAAGATGGGTATCAATGAATCGACAGTCAGATCGTTACTTAATCCACATTCTGAACAGCGTATGGAGCAGGCGAGAAACACTGCAAAATATTTGAAAGAACAAGTGGATAAGAAGGAAATGGTTGAGGTTGGTACAGGTGTAGAGCGAGAGCTGAATATTTCAAAGGAGAAATTAGATCAAGCTCTCTATCTGTTGCAGAGAGATGGGTATAACGTTTACAAAGGTGGAATACCACAGGCAACCAACCCAGGGCAACAAACAAATCAGCGAGTATTATGCAAGCCTGGAATTGAGCATAAAGAAATATATGATTTCAATAGAGTACAATCCTTGAAAGATTACATTTCGAGAGATGGCGGTGATACTTTTGAAAAGAAGTTCCATTATCCAGAGAGCATGGATTCAAGGCGATTGATGATCCGCTATAAAGAGGATGGCGGAATTGAAAAGGATGGAGTAGTAGAGCTTCGTCCTGGTGTTGCTGACTTATCGCTTGGCGAATCTCGTTATTCTCAGGTTCGTATTATGGTTGACGGTAAGAAATACATAAAAGGTATGGCTGTTTATGGAGATCCAAAAGATTTTCCCGATGGTATTGATGCCATCTTCAATACAAACAAATCTAAGTCAGTAGCAAAGATGGATGTGTTGAAAGACATCAAGAATGATCCAGACAATCCTTTTGGTTCACTCATCAAAGATGCTGATCAAGGAGGTCAGTATTGGTATGATGATCCAAAGACTGGTAAAAAGAAACTTGGATTGATCAATAAAAGATCCGATGAGGGTGATTGGACTGAATGGAAAGACACGTTACCATCTCAGTTCTTGGCAAAGCAGTCATTGAGAATGGCGGGCAAACAGCTGGATTTAGCCAAGGCAGACAGAAGAGATGAGTTTGAAGAGATTAAATCGATCACGAACCCTGTGATTAAAAAACATTTCTTAGAGAAATTTGCTGATAGTTGTGATTCAGCATCAGTTCATTTGAAAGCGGCAGCGTTACCGGGGCAGAAATACCATGTAATACTCCCTATCAATTCTTTAAAGGAGAACGAAGTGTATGCTCCTGGATATACGCCAGGAACTAAGTTAGCATTGATTCGTTATCCGCATGGTGGAACATTTGAAATTCCAATACTTACTGTTACTGATAAAAATCCAGAAGGTAGAAGAATAATCGGAACCGAATCTATTGACGCAGTCGGTATTAATCACACGGTTGCTGAGCGTTTATCAGGAGCTGATTTTGATGGTGATACTGTTATGTGTATTCCAACACACGACAAAGCAGGAAGGGTTAAGATCGCCTCAACGCCTCCATTAAAAGGTCTTGAGGGATTCGATCCAAAAATGTCATACCCAGAACGTCCCGGTATGAAATATATGAAAGACCCAAAGACTGGTAAAGACAATACTCAGAATGAAATGGGGAGAATTTCAAACCTTATCAGTGATATGACCTTAGCAGGAGCACCACCAGAAGAAATGGCTAGAGCAGTAAGACATTCTATGGTAGTTATTGATGCTGGAAAACATAAGCTGGACTACAAGCAAAGTGAGATTGATAACAACATTAAAGCATTGAGAAAAGAGTATCAGGTTAAGACAGATAAGGATGGAAACATTACTGGCTATGGTGGCGCCGCTACTATCATTTCAAGAAGTAAGGGCGAATCTACAATAAACAAACGCCAAGGTACGCCCAAGATTAATCTTAAGGGTAAAGAATGGTATGACCCAAGCAGACCTGAAGGTGCACTTATCTATAAAGATGCAGATAACCTATACTACCCAGATCGTAAGCAAGAGAAAGGTATCGTGGAGTTACGTACCGTGGATGGTAAAAAAGTAACCTACTCCTATGCCGATAAGGATGCGGTAGATAGGTATGCCCCAGTAGAGAGGAGAGACCCTGCTACCGGAAAAGTCACATTCACTAATAAAGATGGAAGCATAGAGTATCGAACCAAGGTTCATACACAGAAGAGTACCAATATGGCTGATACTGATGATGCATACACTCTAGTATCAAAGGCTAGACACCCTATGGAACTTCTATATGCCGATTATGCCAATGATATGAAAGCATTAGCGAATCAGGCACGTGTTGAACTAGCCAATACAAGTAAGGTGGCATATAACCGAAATGCCAACACAATGTATAAAGCAGAGGTTAAGTCGTTGGATGAGAAACTTAATAATGCATTATTAAATGCTCCTAGAGAGCGTGCCGCACAACGAATGGCTAATGCTGAAGTACAAAAGAAACAATTGGACAATCCTGATTGGAAGTCTGCTGATGTTAAGAAAGCGAGTCAGCAAGCATTAACAAAGTTTCGACAAGAAGTTGGCTCTGTCTCGAGAAGAGCTCGAAACATACAGATTACAGACAATGAATGGAAAGCTATTCAAGCTGGAGCAATCAGTGAAAGTAAATTAAAGAAGATTCTTAATAATGCAGACATTGATGAATTGAGACAACGTGCCACACCAAGACAGACAAAAGCTATGACCGAATCTCAAATCAATCGTGCAAAAGCAATGTCTTCTTCGAACTTCACATTAAAACAGATCGCAGATGCTTTAGGCGTCTCAACATCAACAGTTTCAAAGTATTTGAAAGGAGCGTGAATTAAATGAATTATCAATCTTTATTGACAACAACAGATAATCCATTCGATCCATTCGAGCAGTTCACGCAATGGCAATTGTTTGATGCTCAAAAAGGAAGAGATACGTGTGGTTATTTGATGCGAATTGCCAAAATTTCAGATGATATGTCTGAAGTTGAGTGCGATAAAGAAATAAATCGAGCAATTGATGAAATTATTGCAGAAAATCCTTTAGGAATTTACACAAAAGTTACAAAAGAGCTTGTTTTGGGCTAGATATGTGGTGGAAAAAGCATAGAGGGGGGTCTGAAAAAATGCACCCCCTCCCTGCATCGCCGCCCTCTTTGAAAATTCCCCGGAGGGATTTTTTATATTTGAGTTTCATGATACTTGTAAGGGCTTATGATATGGTCTAATGCACATCTCAATGGACCTGCCACCTATTGAGAGTTTGTTAATTTCTCCTTTCTGTTTTGTGCATCCCTCCGCCATATCATAAGTCTTTATAAGTGTTATGAAACAGTATGGAAACTATAAGAAAGGAGATCAGAAACATGGCAAAAGTGAAGCAAACCTCAACCAAAGACACAAAAAAGAGCCTCAGACCAGCTTTAACGCCAGAGGCAAGAGAAAACAGAGCTATTGCTTTGGCTATGGATTTGGTCGAGGAGCGGCTGATTAATGGAACAGCATCATCACAGGAAACAACTCATTTTTTGAAGCTTGGTTCTGTAAAGAATAAACTCGAGATAGAGAAACTTAAAGCTGAGAATGATCTCATCCACGCAAAAGCAGAAATGGTACGGGCTCAGAAGAATAATGAGGAGATGTTTAAGGATGCTATCGCGGCAATGAAGGAGTATAGTGGCAATGGAACTATGGAGGATGATGTAGAAGATGAATATTAAAAGATATTCAGAACTTATAAAATTTCCAACATTCGAAGAAAGATATGACTATCTGAAATTGAATGGTCGAGTCGGTGAAGACACTTTTGGTTTTGATAGATATCTGAATCAAGTTTTTTATCGATCAAAAGAATGGCGATCAGTGAGAGATTTTGTTATAGCAAGAGATAACGGATGCGATTTAGCAATTGATGGTCGAGAGATATTTGATAAAATTCTAATACATCATATGAATCCGATTACTAAGGATGATGTGCTAAAAAGGCAAGATTATATTTTGAATCCCGAGTATCTGATAACAGTTACAAAGCGTACACACGATGCAATACATTATGGCGATAAAGAATTGTTATTAAGCACGTCGCCAATTACAAGAACTAAGAATGATACATGTCCATGGAGACATTAAAGTGAGAAGCCTGACGATAGGCTTCTTTTTTATTTGAGAGGAGGTATGCAAATGAGCGAAGTCACAAATGCGAACGACAGCATTCTTACATCAATCAAGAAGATTCTTGGAATACCAGAAGAGCATGAACACTTTGATGCGGATATCATTATGCATATCAACACAGTTTTTATGATTCTCAATCAACTTGGTGTCGGACCTGCTTCTGGTTTTAAGATTCTGGATAAAACTACGATGTGGGACGACTATTTGAAAGATGATAGTCAGTTAGAAGCTGTGAAATCTTATATGGGCTATAAAGTTCGATTGATGTTTGACCCTCCATCAAGCTCAGCCATCACAGAGTCAATTAATCGTGTTGTTAGTGAGCTTGAATGGCGAATACTTGTGATGGTCGAAAGTAAAAATTCTCGAGAGGAGGAATCATGATGTACGAATATGTATTATGCCATCATGGCGTTCTTGGTATGAAATGGGGTGTCCGTAGATACCAGAATGCTGATGGAAGTCTTACGTATGCTGGAAAGAAACGAGCATTGAAAATCCAGAATAAATATACAAATTTTACGGAGAATCAAAAGTATCGAAAGAAGAATGGCGACTATACATATGCCGGTCGTAAGAAGTCTTTGAAGATGCGAGAGAAGTATTCAGCTGTTACTGGCGGAAAGAAGTTGACAAAGTTTGTTCCACCATCACAGCCAGCAAGGTCTGGAAAACCCAAAACATTAGCAGAAATGTCAAACAAAGAGATCGCAGATAAGATCGATAGAATTAGATTGGAGAATACTCTTAAATCACTTACTCCGCAGAAAGTTTCAAAAGGTAAAAAATTTGCAGATGGGATGAAGTCGTTAGCGGTTTCGACATTGAAAGGTCCTGCAACAAAAATAGCAAGCGAGTATATCGAAAAGAAATTACGATCAAAACTTGATTTAGGAGATCCGAATACTAAGAAAAAAGAGTCAGAAAAATTACAGCAGGAAATGTTGGATGCTAGAAATAGATATAATATTGAAAACTTCACAAAGTTGTATAACGACTTGAAAAATAAGAAATAGGAGTGATTTTATATGGCATTATCAAACACCGCCACCCCACGATACTACGGCGAGTTTCGAGATGCCGTACTTCGAGGCGAAATCCCGGTAAATGAAAAAATCGAGATGGAAATGAATCGAATAGACGCGTTGATACAGAATCCTGGCGTCTACTACGATGATAAGGCAATAGATGGATTTATTGCTTATTGTGAAAAAGAATTGGTTCTAACAAATGGCGATGATCTACATTTATTGGATTCATTTAAACTGTGGGCTGAGCAGATTTTTGGATGGTATTATTTTGTAGAGAGAAGTGTATATGTGCCATCAAAAGATGGACACGGGGGGCACTATGCGAGAAAACGAATTAAGAAGCGGCTTATAAATAAGCAGTATTTAATAGTTGCAAGAGGTGCAGCAAAATCTATGTATGCTTCCTGCATTCAAAACTATTTCTTGAATGTCGATACATCCACAACACATCAGGTCACAACAGCTCCAACAATGCCACAAGCGGAAGAGGTTATGTCACCGATCAAGACAGCCATAACCAGAGCGAGAGGGCCGCTATATCAATTTCTTACTTATGGGTCATTGCAGAATACGACTGGTTCAAAAGCTGACCGAGTAAAGCTTGCCAGCACGAAGAAGGGGATTCAGAATTTCTTGACCGGATCATTATTGGAAGTAAGACCAATGTCGATTGACAAGCTTCAGGGTTTACGTGTAAAGATAGCTACTGTGGATGAATGGTTATCAGGAGATGTCCGGGAAGATGTAATTGGTGCGTTGGAGCAGGGTGCCGCTAAGGAACAGGGCGGAGGAATGAATGACGACTACCTTATTGTAGCGATTTCCTCCGAAGGAACTGTCCGTAATGGTTCAGGAGATACAATCAAAATGGAATTGATGAGTATATTAAAAGGCGAGTACAATGCTCCGCATACATCGATATGGTGGTATGCTCTTGATTCTGTCGATGAAGTATCAGATCCGGATTTATGGATAAAAGCAAATCCAAACCTTGGAAAGACCGTAAGTTATGAAACATACCAGCTGGATGTCGAGAGAGCTGAAAAGAATCCAGCAGTTCGAAATGATATTTTAGCAAAGCGATTCGGTATACCCATGGAGGGTTATACATATTACTTCACATATGAAGAAACTCTTCCGCATAGAAAGAAAGAGTATTGGCAAATGCCATGTTCAATGGGAGCAGATCTTTCTCAGGGCGATGATTTCTGTTCTTTCGCATTTCTATTTCCATTATCTAATGGAGAATTCGGCGTAAAAACAAGAAACTACATAACCGAGCTTACTTTAAATAAGCTGCCTTCGGCTATGAGAATTAAATATGAAGAATTTATGAATGAAGGAAGTCTTATTGTCATGGATGGAAACATTCTCGATATGATGCAGGTATTCGACGATTTGGACGAATACATCCTGTCTATTGGCTACGATGTTCGGTGTTTTGGATATGATCCATACAATGCTAAAGAATTTGTGGAAAGATGGGCAAGAGAAAATGGTCCATTTGGCATTGAGAAAGTAATACAGGGAACAAAGACCGAGTCAGTCCCATTAGGTGAATTAAAGAAGTTATCAGAAGAGAGAATGCTACTGTTCGATGAGAAGCTTATGACCTTTGCGATGGGAAACTGTATTGTCATGGAGGATACGAATGGAAACCGTAAGCTTCTGAAGAAAAGGCACGATGCAAAGATTGATGCTGTTGCAGCTATGATGGATGCCTTTGTTGCATTCAAACTGAATCGAGAAGCATTTGAATAAAGGAGGAAACACAATGTACGAGAATGAATTATATCATCATGGTGTTCTTGGTATGAAATGGGGTGTTAGAAAAGCATACCATCGAGTAAGCCAAAATGATCGTTTACAGAAGAGAGCTTTTAATTATGATAAAAAGTCTGCTGTAGCAACAAAAAAATCAGAAAAAATACACGCAAAGAAAGATCTGGCGCGATCAAACAGAAATGCAATACGTTCTGCAAAATATGCTAAAAAATCTTCAGTTCTTAATAAAAAAGCTTTGAAACTCGATGACGGGTATAAACGAAGTATGCTCGAACGAAAAGCAGCTAATTTAAGTTTCAAATCGGCTAAGAAGAAGATAAAAGCTGATAGAATCTCCAAGACAAAAGGTTACGGTGCACGGGCGTTAAAGTATTCCATAAAATCGGATAAGTTTATCATGAAAGCACAAAAAATGCGGAAGAAATTGGCTTCTAATAACGCTTATATGGAGAAAATGAATAGAAAAGTGAACTCGCTTCCGAAAGATAAGATTGAAGAAGTACGTGCATATATGAACAGTTTTTCGTAAATTCACAATAACATATAAATAAAGGAGGTCAAAATGGAATTGAATATTGGATCTAGGCTTAAAAGAGCCTGGAATGCATTTACTAACCGGGATCCTACAGGTGGATATAAATCTGTCGGACCCGGTTATTCTTTATCTCCGAGTAGACCAAGACTATCCAGAGGTAACGAAAAATCTATAGTCAATGCTGTATTAACACGTATTGCGATGGATGCAGCAGCCATAGACATTAAGCATTGTCGGTTAGACAAGAATGGACGTTATTTGGAAGACGTTGATTCTCCACTCAACGATTGTTTCAACTTGTCAGCAAATATTGATCAGACGGGCAGAGCATTCAAACTGGATATATATCTGTCGTTACTAGACGAGGGTTGTATTGCTCTCGTTCCAATAGACACGACAGATAATCCAGACGATACGAATTCCTACGATATTAACTCGATGCGTGTATGTAGGATTCTCGACTGGTATCCTCGACATGTTCGAGTTCTTGCCTACAACGATCGAACTGGCGAAAAAGAGGAATTGGTGATGCCGAAGAGTCAAGTGGCTATTATCGAGAATCCGGCATATTCAGTTATGAATGAGCCTAACTCGACCATGCAACGTCTGAAGAAGAAGCTTAGTTTGTTGGATGCTACCGATGAACAGTCTGCTTCTGGAAAATTGGATTTAATTATTCAGCTCCCATATGCGGTAAAAGGTGAACTTCGTCGCCAGCAGGCTGAAGAGCGAAGGAAAGACATCGAAGATCAATTAATGAATGGTAAGTATGGAATTGCCTGGACTGATGGTACTGAGAAAATTACCCAGCTTAATCGATCGGTTGAGAACAATCTTATGAAACAGATTGAGTATCTTACCAACCTGTTCTATAGCCAGTTGGGTGTTACTCAGAGTGTTATGGATGGCACCGCTGATGAAAAGACGATGCTTAATTACAATAACAGAACAATCGAGCCTTTGGTGGCTGCGGTTGTTGATGAAGTGAAACGAAAGTTTCTTACGAAGACTGCCCGAACAAAAGGACAGTCTATTTCTTATTTCACAGACCCATTCAAACTGGTTCCGGTTGATAACATCGCTGAAATAGCAGACAAGTTCACAAGAAATGAAATTATGACTTCAAATGAAATCAGACAGATTATCGGAATGAAACCGTCGGATGATCCGAAGGCTGATCAGCTTATAAACAGTAATATCAGCCAACCAAACCAGGGAGAAGAGTTGGTGGTGGGTGATACAGAAAATGAAGAAAGGAGCGAAGGTCAAAATGGGTATTAATTGCGACTTTAGTGGATGGGCTACCCGAAACGATTTGTTATGCGGTGACGGTAGAACCATTCGAAAAGACGCCTTTGCACAGAATGATGGGTGTCAGGTTCCGCTTGTTTGGAACCACAAACATGATGACGTGAATGCCGTGCTTGGACATGCTGTTTTGGAAAATCGACCAGAGGGTGTCTATGCGTATGGAGTGTTCAACGACAGTCCGCAGGGACAGAAAGCAAAGGATCTTGTACAGAATGGTGATGTTCGATCTTTGTCCATTTGGGCAAATGAACTGAAACAGATTGGAGGAGATGTGATTCACGGAAATATTCGTGAACTCAGTCTTGTATTAGCAGGTGCTAATCCCGGAGCATACGTAGATTTCGTAATGGCGCACAGCACTGAGGAAGAGGATAGTTTGTATGCCTCTTGGGATGAAAATATTATGCTTCATCACTCTGCTGATGGAGAGAAAGGAGATTCAAAAATGGACGGCAACAATAAGCCAGAAGAGAAGAAAAAGGATGTGGCCGAAAAGCCAGAAGAAAACAAAGAGAGAACAATTCAGGATGTGATCGACACGATGAATAAAGAACAGCAGGATGTCCTTTACGGATTACTTGCTATGACAGAGGGTGACGATGACGACGATGATAGTGAAGGAGGAGATAACTCTATGAAACATAATTTATTTGACAAGAATAATGAAACTGCTCAGCAGAATGTACTTAGCCATTCAGATGAGATGGCGATCGTCGCACTCGCAAAGCAGAGCGGTGTCGGTAGCCTTCAGCAGGCTATGACGATTTACGCAGAAGAGAATAAGGATACTTTGTCACACGGTATCTTTGATGACAGTGTTGAGGAGCTTTTCCCAGAGTATGAGCTTCTCAAGAAGGGTGAACCTGAAACACTTGAGAGAGATCAGAGCTGGATTGGATCTGTAATTTCTAAGATTCATAAGAGCCCAATCAGCCGTATTCGTACAAGACAGGCGGACGCTCGTATTGCAGAGCTTAGAGCTAGCGGTTATCAGAAGAAGGGAAATTACAAGCATGAGTCAGAGCAGATCAAGCTGCTTAGTCGTACAACAGACCCACAGACAATCTACATCAAGGATACAATGCATCGAGACGATGTTGTCGACATTACAGACTTTGATGTTGTAGCTTATCAGTGGAACATGATGCGTCATGTACTTGATGAGGAAATGGCTATGGCCGCTCTTGTTGGGGATGGTCGTGATGATGGTGATCCGGATAAGATCCACGAAGATCATATTCGTTCAGTATGGCATGACGATGAGCTTTATACAATCCATCAGGTTGTGGATTTTGAAGCCGCAAAGACAAAGCTTCAGGGTACAAATACAGGAGCTAACTTCAGTGAGAACTATATCAAGGCAGAGGCTATGATTGAGTCAGCTTTGTATTCTCGTGAGAAGTTCAAGGGTTCTGGAACACCAGATTTGTACTGCACACCACATCTTCTTAATGTAATGCTTCTTGCTCGTGATCTTAATGGTCGTCGTATCTATGATTCTAAGGCAGATCTTGCCAAGGCACTCAATGTAAATGAAATTCATACTGTTGAGCAGTTCGAGGGACTTGAGAGAACAGCAGATGATGGTAAGAGAAAGCTTCTTGGTTTGTTTGTCAACATGGCTGATTATCAGTTTGGCGCTACTAAGGGCGGCGAAGTTACAAGATTCTCAGATTTCGATATCGACTTCAACCAGTACAAGTACATGCTGGAGACAAGACTTTCTGGAGCACTTACAAAGGTTTACTCTGCAATCGCTCTCGAAGAGAAGGTTTCGTAGTTGCGTAATTATATAAGGAGGAACATGGATTATGGAAAAGATCATGGAAAATTCTAGTGACTTACATGTAGTAGCAAGAAAGGTATATGCAAAGCCTAGCGACGCTTATGCTTATTCTGATTCAGATTACAAGACAAAGATCTCAGCAGATGAGTTGTATGACACATTTGTTAAAGGGATGATCGTCATCGATGCTGGAGTAGAGTACAAGCCAATCAGTGTTAAGGTTGCTTCTAAAGTGGCAACTGTGTCATATGTTAAGGCTGGCTCTACAAATCCGGAGATTGCGACTGTTAAGTCTGAGTAGTTAAGGAGGAAAATTCAAAATGGGTAAATGGTATGGAAATGTCGGTTTTGCACATACAACTGAAAATAATCCTGGTGAATGGGATTCCGAGATTATCGAGAAATCATATTTCGGAGATATTATGGGCAATCGATGGAAACGCCAGAATTCCGGTGGAATAAATGACGATGTCAATATTTCCAACATTATCAGCATTGTTGCTGATTCGTTTGCCAATGAGAATTGCTCTGAAATTGTGTATGCGGAATTCTTGGGTATAAAGTGGAAGGTTACAGATATCGAGCCACAATATCCAAGATTACTGCTCACATTAGGGGGTGTGTATAATGGCGAGTAGGGTTGATTTACAGGCTAAACTGGAGGAAATCCTTGGGAGTAGAAACGTATATTATAAAGCCCCTGAAAATATTAAGATGAGCTATCCAGCAATAATATATTCTCTTAATAATATAGAGGATAGAAACGCAAACAATAGTTCATACATAAGAAATAGAAGTTATAGTGTTACAGTGATATCAAAGCAATCAGATCCGGAAGTAATAAACAAATTGTTGGAACTTCCATACTGTTCTTTTGACAGACCATATGTATCTAATAATTTGAATCATTATGTATTCACTTTGTATTGGTAATTAAGAGCTCATAATATGGGCTCTTTTTTATTACCTAAAATTATAAAAAGGAGGACAGATATATGTCTAAGATTAAATGGGATGAAACCGGAGAGCGTTTATTTGAAACTGGCGTGGAAAATGGAGCGTTGTTTGTACAGGACAATAGCGGAACTTATGAAAAAGGTGTGCCTTGGAATGGACTTACGAACGTAAGTGAGAGTCCGGAAGGTGGAGAAGTCACAACGTTGTATGCAGACGATGTAGCATACTTGGATCTTATCTCAGTAGAGAAGTACAAGTACACAATCGAAGCATATGCTTCACCTGTTGAGTTTGATGCTTGTGATGGAACAACAAGTATTGCTAAGGGTGTTACGATTGGCCAGCAGTCTCGTAAGAAGTTTGGATTCGCATACAAGTCACGTATCGGAAATGATATTGAAGGCTCCGATTTCGGATACAAGCTGCATATTGTGTATAACAGCTTGGCTTCTCCATCTGAGCGGTCACATGCATCCATTAATGATAGCCCAGAGGCAGAGACGTTGTCTTGGTCAGCTAGTTCGACAGCAGTAAATGTTGCCGGTCATAAGCCAACATCTACAGTAGTGATTAATAGCACAACAGCAGATCCTGCTAAGCTGGCTATTCTTGAGAATATTCTGTACGGAAAGGATAATGAGCTTACCAAGACTGAGCCTAAGAACTGGTCAACAGATTACAAGAAGTATTATACAAAGTCTGGAGATAAGTTCGAAGCAGTTACTGGTGAATCTGCACCGGCTTGGGAAGAGAACAAGTATTACGACGAGGCGACAGAACCGAGATTACCACTCCCTGATGAGATCATGGAAATCATGGGACAGGAGTAGAATATTAACCATGGGACCTCACGATAATAGTGGGGTCTCTTTTTTATAAAAAGGAGGAGACCTATGTTAAAGAAGACAATAACATATACAGATTTTAATGGCACAGAAAGAACAGAAGATTATTATTTCAATCTGAGTAAAGCAGAATTATTGGAGATGGAAGTTGGTACCACTGGCGGTTATGCTGAAAAGGTACAGGCGATTATTGATGCAAAGGATTCGCCAGACATCATGAAAATCTTCAAGGAGTTGTTACTTAAGGCGTACGGCGAGAAGTCAGCAGACGGAAAGCGGTTTATTAAGATTGACGACAATGGACGTCCATTAGCAATCGCGTTCGAGCAGACACCGGCATATTCCGAGATTTTCATGGAGCTTGCAACAGATGCAGACGCTGGCGCAGCGTTTATCAATGGTATTCTTCCGGCTGATTTGATCAAAGAAGCAAACAAGGCGGCGTTACCGAAGGCTGCTAATTAATACGTCAAAATGGAGATGAATGAGAATGCTTTCGATTATGATACCCGGGAGAGAGTGGTTTGATGAAGAAAAGAATGAGTTTGTGACCACGACGAGTACGACTATTCAAATGGAGCATTCTCTTCTTTCTCTTCATGAATGGGAAAAGAAATGGAAAAAACCATTTTTCTCTGATAAAGAAAAAACAACAGAAGAAGTGCTGGATTATTTTAGATGTATGACACTTACTCCGGATGTTGGTGATGATATTTTTCGTGGTCTTACGAATGAAAACATAGAGACAATCAGGAATTATATTAATGATTCGATGACTGCTACTACGTTTTCTGACAGAGAAAATCGTAAGTTCAATAGAGAGATAATAACCAGTGAGATTATTTATTATTGGATGATATCCCTAAACATTCCCGTGGAGTTTGAGAGATGGCATCTGAATAGTCTCATCACGTTAATTAGAGTTTGTAATGTTAAGAATCAACCACCAAAGAAGATGAGTAAGAATGAGGTTCTTAATCATTATTCGGCTCTAAATGCAAGTAGAAGAAAGAAGTTTAAGTAAAACGGAGGTATGGATATGTCAATGAACGGAATCGATATTAGTGCATGGCAGAGAGGGATTAATTTAAGTAATGTCCCATTCGACTTTGCAATTGTAAAAGCAACCGAAGGAACGAAGTATATCAATGGCGTATGTGAGAGTCATTGCGATGATGTACTTCGACTCGGTAAATGTCTAGGGATATATCACTATGCAAATGGCGGAGATTACAAGCAGGAGGCTGATTTCTTCTTAGAGAAGGTAAAGAAGTATATCGGAAAAGCGCTGCTTGTTCTTGACTGGGAGAGTCAGAACAATTCGCAGTTTGGTAAAACGGACCGCGAATGGGTTAAGAACTGGTGCGATTATGTGTATACCCAGACTGGCATTAAGCCAGTTATCTATGTATCCAAGAGTTTCATGTCTATGTTGGACGGACTTGGATATGAATTCTGGATCGCACAGTATGCAAATAACAAACCTACCGGATATCAGGAGAAGCCGTGGAATGATGGCGTGTATCCGTGTCTTATCAGACAGTACGCAATGACAGGACGTCTTACCGGTTATTCAGGAGATTTGGATCTGAATAAGTTTTATGGCACAGCAGAAGAATGGAATGCACGAGTATCAGTTACTAAACCAGCTCCAGCTCCAGCGCCAGTTCCGGCCGTGTCTCCAACAGGTACAACCATCGAGCTTGTGGTAGCAACATTGCAGAATAAGTATGGCGTAGGCGATGAGCGTAAGCAGAAGCTGGGAACTCGATATGACGAGGTTCAGAAATTTATTGATTATGTAGCAAATGCTTCGATTGATCAGCTGGTAGCAGAAACAAAGGCTGGTGATTATGGTAATGGCGAAACTCGTAAGATTATTCTCGGAGCATTCAATAAGTACGATGCTGTTCAGAATAAGATCAATGCCGAGAATACAGCCAAGGCTAGTTCGGCAGCTATTTACGTAGTTAAGAGTGGGGACACGCTCTCTGACATTGCTGCGAAGTACAAAACAACATATCAGGTATTACAGAAGCTGAATGGTATTCCGGATCCAAACAAAATTTATCCGGGTCAGAAATTGAAAATTAGATAATGAAAGGGTGATGCAGGTGATCACATTTAAGCAGAAGGGCGATTTCTCCAAACTGAATAGTTTCTTTGAAAAAATTAAAGAAACTGTCAAAATAGGAGACCTCGATAAGTATGGACGAGCTGGTGTCGAAGCACTTGCATCTGCCACGCCAAAGGAATCTGGAAAAACTGCGGATTCTTGGTACTACACAATTGAACATGAAAATGGAAAATCGTCGATTAATTTTCTTAATTCGAACATTAATGACGGTGTTCCGATTGCAATCATATTACAGTACGGGCATGGTACTGGAACTGGAGGCTGGGTCGAAGGAAGAGATTATATCAATCCTGCGGTTCAGCCTCTTTTTGATAAGATTGCCGACGATGCTTGGAAGGAGGTTACTAGATTATGAGTAAGCAGGTTGACGAAAGAGTTGTTACGATGCAATTCGACAACAAGCAGTTTGAAGACAACGTTAAAACTTCCATGTCTACCATAGATAAACTGAAAAAAGCGTTAAATTTCGAAAAAGCTGGCGAAGGTCTCGAGAAAGTCAAAGATTCAATAAACTTAAACAAAATCAATATTACTGGATTAAGCGGAGCTATCGACCAAGTAAATGCTAAATTCTCAGCACTTCAGGTAATAGGTGTTACGGCGTTATCAAATATTACAAATCAAGCGATGAGTATGAGTAAGAAAATGATTTCAGCTCTTACTATAAATCCTGTTAAGGATGGCTTGAAAGAGTATGAAACACAGATGAATGCGGTTCAGACAATCCTGGCAAATACTCAAAAAGAAGGCACTAACGTAAAAATTGTAAATAAAGCATTAGATGAATTAAACGCTTATGCTGATAAAACAATATACAATTTTACAGAGATGACTCGTAATATTGGTACATTCACAGCTGCTGGCGTTAAACTTGATACGTCCGTATCTGCCATCAAAGGTATTGCTAACTTGGCTGCTATATCTGGCTCGACGTCACAGCAAGCATCAACGGCAATGTACCAGCTTTCCCAAGCACTTGCATCTGGTACTGTAAAACTTATGGACTGGAACTCAGTTGTTAATGCTGGTATGGGCGGTCAGGTATTTCAGGATGCGTTAACAAGAACATCAGAACATTTACAAACGGGTGCAAAAGCGGCGATCGAAGCAAAAGGCTCATTTCGGGAATCACTGCAAACAGGATGGCTCACGACTGAAGTTCTTACGCAAACGCTTGATCAGTTTTCAACTGCCGCAGATACGCAGGCTGAATACGAAGCTGCTGTGAAGAAATTCGTTAGTCAGGGATATAGTAAAGAAGAGGCGAAGCAATTAGCCGATATGGCAAAAACAGCAGGCGAAGCTGCCACAAAGGTAAAGACATTTACACAGCTTATTGACACATTAAAGGAAGCTCTTGGTTCTGGTTGGACAACAACATGGCGTTTAATTATCGGCGATTTCGAGGAAGCTCGAAACATGTGGACGAACGTAAGTGATGTACTCGGTGGGTTTATCAATAAAATGTCTGATGCTAGAAATGCCGTTCTTGAAAGTGCGATGGGAAAAGGTTTATCTGGTATCGCAGACAAAATCAATTCTATTGTTGAACCGTTTCAGAAAGCCGCATCAACTGTTACAAAAACTGTAGACGCAGTTTCTGATTTAGGCGATGTTGTTGATGATGTTATACTCGGAAAATTTGGAAATGGAACCGAAAGAGTAACTGCTCTTACTGAAGCTGGACTAAACTATTACAGGGTTCAAAATAGAGTAAATGAAGTATTGAATAATAGCTTTCGATTCACAGAAAAACAAATAGAGGAACAGGATAAACTCCTTGGAATAAACGCAAAATCGACAGACGTAACAAAAGAAGAAACAAAAGAAACTGATAAATTAGCAGATTCCAAGAAAGAATTGATTAAACAATTTGCTAATATGTCAGATGCTCAATTGCGTTCTATAGGACTTGGTCCATCGGAAATAGCATCGTTTCGAGAATTGAGAAATATGGCAGATATGCTTGGTATGTCTTTGGATGATGTCATCGATAATATGGATCATTTGAATGGGCGATGGCTTCTTATGCAATCATTTTCCAACATAGGACATAATATTATAACGATATTCAAATCCATTGGGGAGGCATGGAAGGAAGTATTTCCGCCAGTAACTGCTGATAATTTGTTTGGTCTCTTAGCGGGATTTTACAAATTGACAACAAGTATGAAAATAACAGATGAAGAAGCAGATAAATTAAAACGAGCCTTCAAAGGTCTTTTTGCAGTATTGGATCTGGTTAGTACTCTTGTTGGCGGTGGTTTGAGATTAGCATTAAAAGTTACGTCTTACATACTTAGTCTTTTCAATTTATCGTTATTAGATGTCGCGGCAATTCTCGGTGATGTCCTTGTTAAATTCAGAGATTGGGTTAAAGGTAATAACCTAATTACAAAAGCATTCGAAACTATGGCTCCATATTTGAAGGAGTTTGTATCGTTGATTGTCGAAGGAATTGTTGCAATAAAAGATTGGGTTGTTGCCAACGAAAAGATCACTCAGGGATTTAAGAAGATTCTTTCATATCTTAGAGAGGCCGGATCTGGATTCAAGGCATGGATTGAAGGTGCTAGAGAAGCTGAGAACATACCGGTTTATATAATTCAGGGATTGGTAAATGGGTTAAAGAATGGAATTTCTATAGTTGCATCTATCGTTATAGAACTTGCAAAGTCAATAATTGAAACTATCTGCGGTGTGCTTGGTATTCATTCACCTTCGGTCGTGTTCTTTGCAATAGGTTCATTTATTGTTCTTGGATTGGTTGCAGGAATACAATCTGAACTTCCGGGCGTTTGGGAAACTGTAAAATCACTTGCAACAGGATTGGTAGAAATAATAAGCAATATTAATTTCGGCGCAATATTTGCAGGAATGATGGGACTGGGAACAATACTGTTGTTGAAGAAGATAGCTGACGCGTTTGAAATAATATCTGGACCTATAGAGGGTGTTAGTCATATTCTGAATGGCTTTGGTTCAATTCTTGATAGCGTCGCTAAAAACATTAAAGCTTCTGCGTTTAAGAAAAAGTCAGTTGCTATTCGAAATTTTGCAATTTCATTAGGAATATTGGCCGCATCTTTATTGGTAATATCAAAAATACCAGTACAAGATTTGATAAAAGCTGGAGTAGCTATCACTGTAATGGCTGGAGTGCTTATTGGGTTGTCATATGCAATAAGCGTTCTCAATGTGGTGACTAAAGGCGGACTTGATACATCAGGTAGGAAAATCGCAGTTATGCTTGTTGGTGTTGGCGTTGCGTTATATATGATGGCAAAAGTAGCAAGAGCTGTAGGCGAACTTAAATGGGAGCAGATAGCCAAAGGGCTTGTGTTTATGGGAGTTCTTGAGTTATTCGTTGTGACTCTTATAGCGGTATCCGAATCTGCGGGAGAACATGCAGACAAGGCCGGAAAGATGATTTATAAGATCGCTGGTGCATTATTAATAATGACGCTTGTCGCAAAAATCGCAGGAAATCTTAAGCCACAGGAAATGAAAAATGGTTTGAAATTTATTGCTGTTGTTGGGACGTTTGTTATCGCATTGGTTGGTATATCATTGTTGGCTGGCGAGCATGCAGACAGTGCTGCCAAGATGATACAGAAGTTTGCAAATGCCTTACTTATATTAGCCATAACAGCGAAAATAGTAGGGAATTTAAGTCCCGAAGAGTGGTTAAAAGCCATTGGCTTTATAGGTATGATTTCGTTATTTATTGTCGGTCTTATAGCAGTATCCGAATTTGCGGGCGAGCATGCCAATGAAGCAGGAAAGATGTTAGAGAGAATTTCGTTTGCTCTTCTCGTTATGGCAGCTACAACAAAAATAGTGGGTAGTATGAAAGCTGACGAATTGGGGAAAGGATTAATTTTTATAGGAGTTCTTTCTTTATTTATTGCAGGAATAGTTGCAGTGTCTAAATATGCCGGGGAGAATATCGCAAAAGCCGGTGCAATGCTCTTAGGCGTTGCCGCAGCAATTGGAGTGATGGGTCTGGTCATCAAAATGGTTGGAACCATGGAAACTAAAGATCTGTTAAAAGGTATTGCGGTAGTGGCGGTATTAGAAAGTTTCATCATAGGTATGATTGCAGTATCAAAACTTGCTGGAGAAAATGCAGTAAAAGCCGGATCTATGGTCTTGAAGATTTCTGCATCATTACTGATCATGACAGCAGCATTATTCTTAATTGGACAAATGGATACTAAGAAGCTCTGGAAAGCGGTTGGTGTTATTGCAATATTGGAAGCTTTGTTTGCTGGGTTAATCGCAGTGTCAAAACTCGCAGGAGATTGTAATAAAACCATAATCACAATAACGATATGCGTTGCAACGTTAGCTGCTATGATGGGCGTACTTACAATGCTGGATCAGGAGAAACTTCTTAAATCAGCAGAATCTTTATCTATGGTTATGGTAGCGATGGCAGCAATGATCGCAGCAACCGGGCAAATTAAGAATACTGAAGGAGCGACGAAGGTTCTTCTTCAGATTTCGTTGGTGGTTCTCATGTTGGTCGGTGTTCTTGGAATGATTCAGGCACTTAATATAGAAGGAAATATGGGTGCAGTTGCTTCAATCTCCGTATTGTTGGTTTCTATGGCAGCATCATTAGCTCTTTTGGGAAGTACGAATGATGTATCACTTAAGGCTGTTGGCGCCATGGCATTGATGGGATTGGTCGTTGCAGAATTAGCCGGGGTACTCTTTGTTATTCAGAAGTTAGATATAAATCCATCTATGAATACTGTTTTGGCATTATCAACATTATTGATTGCTATGTCTGCGTCACTTGCAATTGTAGCAGTTGTAGGAACAGCCTGTCCGGGAGCAATAGCGGGTATATTGGATCTTTTGGCATTTATAACAGCAGTTGGACTTATTACTGCTGGAATAGGCGCATTAAATGAAGCCTGCCAAGGAGATCTTGCCACATTTGTCAATAGCAGTATCCCAATTCTTCAAGATATGGGAGAAGGAATTGGCAATTTTGTTGGTGGCTTAGTTGGCGGTGTTGTTGCTGGTGCCATAGATAGTCTTGCTGGTATAGGCACAACTCTTAGTACATTTATGGACAATCTTCAGCCATTTATTGCAAAGGTGTCGGCTATTGAACCAGATTCTATGGCTGGCGGAGAAGCATTGGCAAAGATGTTGCTTACCCTTACAGCTGCAAATCTGATCAGTGGTTTATCAAGATTCCTTGGAGTAAAAGACTTAGGAAATCTTGGAACACAGATGGAGAACTTTGCAGACAGTATCTGTAAATTTGATCAGAAACTGAAAGATCATGGAGGAATCGATAAAAACCTTGTTGAGCAGGCTGGATATGCGGGTGAGACAATGGCTAAGTTACAGAAAGGGTTATATGGAACCGGAGGACTGAAACAGGGAATCCTCGGCGAAAAAGATCTTAGCGACTTTGGCTCACAGATGGAAGGATTTGCTGATGGAGTAGTTAGTTTTGACCAGAAACTGAAAGATCACGGCGGAATTGACAAGTCACTTGTTGAACAGGCCGGATACGCGGGTGAGACTATGGCTACTCTCCAAAGTAAAATCCAAAGTCAAAATGGAGCACTTCAAGACATCTTCGGAGAACAGGATCTTGAAGATTTTGGTTCGCAGATGGAAGGATTTGCCGACGGTGTTGTGAAGTTCGACCAGAAGCTGAAAGACCATGGTGGTATTGATTCTGATTTGGTAGATCAGGCATCTTATGCCGGTAGTGTTATGGCTGAGTTGCAGAATAATACAAAATCCGTCGGTGGTGCCATTGATTTCTTTGTTGGAAGAAGTGATTTAGGAACATTTGGCGATCAAATTGCATCATATGCTACGTCTTTAGGTACATTCGCAAATATTCTAAGGGAGAATCCTATCGACACAACCACAACTGCGACAGCAAAAGAATGTGGTTTACTGATGGTAGAACTTCAAAATTCATTACCAGAATCGCACCTATTCGACGGTAAGATGGATCTGGATGATTTCGGAGCTAAGCTAATGTCATTTGGTAAATATATGGGTGTGTTTGCTAACATGACAGCTGAAATGGATGTGTCCAATCTCACGACAGTCAGTATGGCGGCTAAGAGACTTGGCGAAATGACCCAGTCAATCAGCACAGTAGATCAAACAAAGATCGACGAATTCGATTTCGAGGGTATTGGAAACAGCATAAAGACATTCTGTGATTCATTTGATAACGTCGACGCTTCAAAGGTTGAAACAGCAATCAACTCAATCAATAAGTTGGTTAACACAATCAAGAGCATGGATGGGTTGAACACCAATGGAGTAAACACCTTTAAGGGAATTCTTAATTCACTCAGCGGTGACGCAGTAAATCTTAAGGGTATTGGTAATTCATTCTCAGATGATCAGATTGCATCATTCAATTCAATTGGCTCAAGTGTTGTGAGCGCAATTGCTTCAGGCATGAAGAGCAAGTCAAGTGAATTTACGAGTATCGGACATTCAATACTTAGCAGCATCAAGAGTTCTCTGAATTATAATGTTCAGCAGTTCAAAACCAGCGGAGAGACAATCATGTCGAACTTTGTTAGCGGAATAAAAGGTTCGAAAAATACGGCATCATCAGCATTTACATCAATGATGGCATTCATCACTCTGAGTCTGAAGGGATATTATAATAACTTCTACACTATCGGAGGTTATCTTGTTACGGGATTCGCAAATGGTATATCAGCTAGTGCATATAAAGCTAAAGCAAAAGCTAAGGACATGGCCAAAGATGCGGAGAAGGCTGCACGAGAAGAATTGCAAGTTCATTCACCATCTAAGAAGTTAGACAAAGTTGGACAGTATTTCGGCATGGGATTTGCTAATGGTATTGATAAGAAATCACATCTCAGTGTTCAAGCAGCAAAGACTATGGCCGCATCAGCTATCGACAGTACAAAGCAGACAATCTCGAGATTAGGTCAGATGCTTGCAATGGATGTTGATGCTCAGCCTACAATCAGACCAGTAATGGATTTGAGCGACATTAATTCTGGCGTAGCAACTATGAATGGGATGCTTGCTATGAATCCATCTGTTGGCGTAATGACAAATATTGGAGCAATAAACGCATCAATGAGAAATCGTCAAAATGGAAATGCAAATGATGTGATATCAGCTATCAATACACTTGGTAAAACACTCGGTAATACACGAGGCGATACATACATTATTGATGGCATTACATATGATGACGGAAGCGGCATAAACGATGCAGTTCAAACACTCATTAGAGCAGCTAGAATAGAGAGGAGGATGTAAAGATGGCTAATTCGCCACGTATCACAGGTTTCGGAACGGTAGACCCCAAAGGAACTATGTTATATGCCACATGGTCGTGGCCATATGACCATATCGACCATTTCGAAGTAAAATGGGAGTATAATATGGGCGCTGCCATAAATGATGATGGTAACGTAGTTTGGATTGTTGGAAATTCTGGAACTACAACAGAGAAAACATCCACCTACAGTATACCTAGTGACGCAAGAGCAGTAAGGTTTAAGGTAAAACCAGTAGCACAAATGCATGAGGTAAACAAAGTTCAAGTTGCATATTGGAATGCTGATTGGTCTGTAGAAAAGACTTATTGGAATACACCAGAAGAAGAAAGAATTCAGGTGCCAGATGTTCCTACAGTATCAATTGACAAGTATACGATCACAGCAAAAATTGGC